AACTACATCACCTGCATCAAAATTAGATGTTGATGGAGATATTAATATTAGTTCTGGTTATAGTTTTAAAATTAATGGTGTACCTATAGCAACAACTGATACAACATATACAGCGGGTACTGGTATTAGTATAAGTGGTACAACAATTGATTCTCTAATAACACAATATGAAGATAGTAATGTACTAACATTATTAAATACAACTGGTGTTACAGGTGGATTAAAAGTTACTACTGGTAATGTAGGAATCGGAACTACATCACCCGCTGCATCAAAGTTAGATGTTAATGGAGATATTAATATTAGTTCTGGTTATAGTTTTAAAATTAATGGTGTACCTATAGCAACAACTGATACAACATATACAGCGGGTACTGGTATTAGTATAAGTGGTACAACAATTGATTCTCTAATAACACAATATGAAGATAGTAATGTACTAACATTATTAAATACAACTGGTGTTACAGGTGGATTAAAAGTTACTACTGGTAATGTAGGAATCGGAACTACATCACCTGCTGCATCAAAATTAGATGTTAATGGTACGGGTCGCTTTAGCGATATATTATATTGTAATTCATCAAGTATATCAACTAGAACAACAGTAAGTAGAGAAGCTGATATATGTACTTTTAATAGTAAACCGTTAGTTTCTTATTTTAAAAATGAAATTAATAATCAAAATAACATTGCTCTTGATGCAGATACTATTAGTTTATGTTCAAGATATTTTAATAATTCGGATAAGATATCACCATACATAACAGTTCATAAAAGAGCAGCATGGGATGGTATTAATACTACTGTAGATATAATAGCACAAGGCGGAGCAGAGCCGGGTCGAAGTACATATGCAAGAATAAGACTAGATGGTGCTTTTGCAGGTCATTCGGGTGGTAATATAAAATTTCAAACTATAAATAATGACGGAGAAGACTATTCAGATATTATGCATTTAAATAAAAATGGTGTTGGAATAGGGGCTCCTCCGAAAGCTGAATATAAATTATATGTATTGGGTGGTACAACATATTCTGATATATTATATGGTTCAAATATAAAAAATGCGAATGGTATAATCGGTCATACACTTACTTTTAATAGATATCAACTAAATATAAAAAGTGGTGAGGTAGGATATTTGCATTTTATGGAAAATAATCCAAATAATTTATATTCTTATACTGATAATTTAAAAAGAAGTACAGATACATATGGTATATATATTAGATTTTGGATAAAAGGTGCTACAAACGGAAATACAATTTATTTGCAAGGTTTTGCTAAACATATTTATAATAGTAATAATCAATTAAAATTTATGAATGGTACAACGCTAACTAATTTAACAAGTCATTGTATAACTACTTATGTTGAAGCAGAGTCAGGACAACGATGGGTGGTGACACCATGGTATGATACATCAAGTGTAGGAGGAGATGGTTTTAGTTTAGGTGTTAAAAATATACATGGTGGAGAATTTTATATGACACAAGTAGTTTTAGAATTTACAAGAAGAGTACATGGATTAAGTTAAAAATATTTATTTAAATATATATATATATATTAATAAAAATGAGTAATAAAATAGCAATATATTCTAAAGCAGAAAATAAGGTTATAGATGGCATATATCTAAATGATTTAGAAGAAAGTGATTATAAAGATAGAGATGACTTATACGAATATTATAATATTCCTGAAAATTTAATTGATTATCCAATTAAAATTATTAAAAATGATGATAATATTGAAATATCAATTGATGATAATTTATTAGAAATGCAATTACCAATTATTATAAAAAGCATACGCGAAGAAAGAAATAAAATAATAAAAAAAACTGATTATTTAATTCTAGAAGATGTAAATAGTGATAAAACGAAAGTTAAAAACTATAGAGAATATTTAAGAAATGTACCAAACAATATAACATTAGAAAATATAAAAAATAATATTGACATAAGAATACTAACATATGATGAGTATATTAGTCAAACCGAAGTATAGAATTAGTTTTAATAATTTCCTGAAAATTATTATTTTTTTTAATTATTTTTTTATTATAATTATTATTAGCAATCATATCATTATAAATATTATCATAATTATTTAAAGCATAAGATATAATTTTATTATTAAAAATCCATCTAAAAAAATTTAATTGTCCTACAGTTGTTTCAATACTATTTTTATCATCTATGCAAAAAGTTATTCTTTGATGTCTTCTAAAAGTGTCAAAATTTAATTTCGAGTATGATTTTAATTGCGCACGATAATCATGATATAAATTTATTTTTTTATAAGTTATATTATTATCAATATTATCAGGTAAATTATAATAAATATCATCAAATGAAGTACTTAACCAGTAAAAAATATTATTATTTCTAGAATAATGTGTTACTAACCAATCAATTAATCTAAGAGATAATTTATGATCTCCACTAATTATATCTTTAAAAGTATTTTTAAATTTTAAATTTTTTTGATAAAAATCATTAATAGAACATAATAATAGTTCTTGACAATTTTGTTTATCAGCCATAAATTTAAAATATTTATTAAATTATTTTAAATTCAATTCTTTAAGTATTGTGTGTAAAATATAAATTTAATAATAAATATTTGAAAAAAAAATTATTAGATTTATTCTGAAGCGGGAGCTGCACCGATATCTAATAAGCCATTCATTCTGCTATCCGGTTCTATAGTACTTATACCCCATGGACTTACAGGGATTTGAGGATTTGGTGGTTCATGACGTAATTGTAAATTAGCATTACGCAATGATTGTCCTACAGTATTAATACCGATATGATATCCAGCAGTTAAAAAATTTTGATCTGTAATATCACCCGCTCCAGATGGATTTACTGTAGCCCATTTTGAATTAGCACCTTGGGGTAATAAATCATCCGATGTTAATCTATCTTTAGGGAAACAATTTGTAGTTGCTTCCGTTGCTAAAGTTCCTTGAGTAATACCACCTAATTCTTCTTCATCTTCATCATCTACAAGTTGTTGTTGAGGTTTTTCATCTTCATCATCAACAAGAGCATCATATGAATTACCACTAGGATCTGAAGCTAAAACATTATCTTCATAAAATTCTGATTCTGAACCTATTTGATTTTTAACCGAAAATTTTGGGTCATTTTGAGCGACTGTTGCAACAGAATTTATATTTTTCATTTCTTGCTGCTCTCTAGCAATATTAGAAACCGGATCTCCTAAAAAGGTTTCAACATTATCCATTTGACATTTGGAATTATATGTAATTAATAATAAAAGTATTAATAATAAGAACAAGGCTATTGAAAATGATATAACAATAGTATTATTATTAGAAGCCATCCCTCAATATTTTCTTTCTATCTATTATCATTAATAGATAAAATATTCTTAATATTATTTTTTAAAATAGAAATTTTATTATCCCAAATTTTATCAGTATTTTTAATATTTTTAATTTCCTGAATTAAATCTAAATTAATATTTATAAAATTATTTATTTTTATTTTATTTTTTTCATAAGTATCTACTAATTCATTTAGATTTGTAATAGTATCATTTAAAGTATTTTCCCATTCATTTTCTATTTCTTCTTTATTTATTATAAAGTCACTTATTATTACATCATCTTGATTATTAATATTAATTTTTTTAATAAACCATTTATTTTGTATTTTTTCCTTAAAAATATATAAACCTATATTTGATATTGTAATATTAATAATTTTATTTTTATTATTTTTTAATATATTCAGTAAATTAGAATCAATTTCCATAATATTATTATTATAATTAATAGTACTTTTATTAGATAATATTGCTTCAATAGTATTAGTTTGTGAACAAAAAGAATAATTAAATAATTCGGTTATTTCATCATTATTTAAATCATTTTTAAACCAATCTTTATTTTTTTTTTTTAAAGTAGTTAATGAATACTCATCTATATTTTTCAATATATTTAAATTATCTTTATCAATATATAAATTTAATTTTAAAGCATTTGAATTACTAGAAATTCTATTTAAATTATTTATTTTAATATCATTTAAATTAATATCTACTGGTATTTTTGGTTCCGAAATATATGCTTTTTTTTTAAAATAAGGTTTTCTAAATTTATATTTTATGCTATCGTTCATTTTATAATTAATTTATTCTGATAATAAATAAGATATAGCTTAAATTAAATATGACGCAAGAAGATTATACAAAAAAATCAGATTTTATAACTATTATTATAGAATATATTAAGGATGAAATTTCAAAACAAAGTATAAAAAGCGAAATCATTAAACCATTATTAGTACATTTATTATATTATATAATTCCTTTTGTAATATTATTTGTATTATTAAATTTTATAACAACGATATTTGCCGTATTTTTAGCATTTCATTTTAAAAGAGGTAATTTAATTTCATAATTCATATTATAAGTATTAATATTATTATTAATAATAGAATAACTATTCAATAATTTATAATCTATTTTATCATAATTTTTTACAATATACCACCCTCTTGTATAAGTTTCATTTAAAGTTTCAAATGGTTCTTTTTCAATGATATAAATATTATTATTAAATAGTAATGTTATTTTATCAGACATATTTATAATTTATTTATTATAAATAATTAAATCATTTTTTATATATTTTCCGATTATTTAAAAAAAATTCATACATTAATACTCGTAAGAGTGTAATAATAATGCATATATTTATAAATTCAAAATTTAATGATGAAATAAATTTTAAAATTATTAAAGATAATATAATTATTCATAATAAAAAAAAAATATATTGAAACCATTACCACGTTGCGAATATAATGAAAAAACATATATCATGTTTGGATTTAATAAATAAACGTTTATTAAATAATAATAATATTATTATCTGTAATAAAGAAAATAAAGAAAATGAAAATAAATTAATCGCTGTATCTAATTAGTTAAATATTTAATTATAATAGTGCGACTATATATGATTTTTTTTTAGATTACATTTTAATAAATGAGTGAATTAGAAATAAAAAATTTAAATGAACTTTTAAATTTTGACGATTCTAAAAAAACACATATTATTCATAAATTATTAGAAACACATTCTAATTTATTTATAGATAATATTAATAATATAGAGGTTACAAAAGATGTTTATAAAGATACAGATATTGAAAAATGGGCTTATGAATTACCAGAATTAAAAGGAAGTAAAGAATTATTACTTAAAATTATTAATAATCCAATAAATAATATAGATAATTTAATAAAAAGACAGAAAGCATATATTAATAACTATGATACAGTTTCTTTTAAAGTATTAAAAGAATATGAAAATGATATTTTATGGACTTATAAATTAAATGATGAAATAATGAAAGATAATGCAATAAATATTTTATTTCCAACCGCTTTTATTTATTCATATATGAATATAATTGAACCATTACTTGATACATATCATTTTTATAAAATTGGTTTTATTCCATTATCAGCATTGATATATCCTTTATCAAGTTTATTAGCACCATTTTTATATGTAAATAAATATATGCAATTTAATCTAACATTTACATCTTATTTAAAATTGATAAAGGGTTTTATTGTAATGTTTTTTAAATCAACTGGTAATTTTAAATTAAATATAATGAAATTTATATTTTTTTGTATTTATATTTTTCTTTATTTATATAATATATATCAAACATTTGAATTTTCATATATATTATATAAAACAAAAAATACTTTGCATGAAAAAATGAATGGACTTATTAATTTTATTAATGAAACAAATAATATTATTAATGATTTTAATTTAGAAAAAACGCAGGAAGAATTATTATTACCATTTATTAAAAATTATTATAAACCTAGTGATATTACTTTAACTAATACAATGACTAATATATATAAATTATGGAAAAATAATGATATTAAAAATAATATTAGTAAATTATTGATTACAATATATACATATGATATAATTAATTCTATTTCTATTATAAAACATATTAATAATTATACTTTTGCAAATTATAATAATTCAGAATCAACTAAAATATGGGATATGAAAAATCCTATTTTAGATTTAAAACAAATATCAAATCCACTTAATTTAAATAAAAATATTATTATTACTGGTCCTAATGCTGCTGGAAAAACTACTTATGTTAAATCTATATTATGTAATGTTTTATTATCTCAAACATTAGGAATAATATATGGTTCTAGATCTAATATGCAAATATATGATTGTATATATTCATTTATGAGAATATCTGATGAATTAGGTTCAAAATCTTATTTTGAAGCAGAAGCAGAATTATGTTCTAAAATGATAAATAAGGCAGATGAACTTTTAAATTTAAATAAAAAAGGGTTATTTTTAATGGATGAACCAATGCATTCAACTCCTCCTACAGAAGGTATGGCAACTGCATTTGCTGTTGCAGAAAATATAGGTTTAAAACGAAATATAAATATAATTATAACCACACATTTTTTTAAATTAACATCCTTATCAAAAATGTATCCTCAATATTTTATTAATTTATCAGTTGATGCTATTCAAAAACATGACAATTCTTTTATTTTTCCATATAAAATAAAAAACGGTAGTTCATGTCAATGTATTGCTATAGAATTATTATCTAATAAAAAATTTCCGGAATCAGTAATAAATAGTGCGAAAAATATGAAAAAAATAATATGCAATAATATTTTAGATAAAACTTATGTTTAATTTAAATAATTTTAAAATAAATAATATATATTATTATTTGTTTGGTTTTTTAGGAATTATTAGTATATTAATACTTTTATATTTTTGGAGAAGAATTTCAAATTTATTAAATTCAAATGATAGTCTTGAAAAAAAAAATTCATTACTTAAAAAAGAGTTGAAAAATTTACGGGATAATAATAATAATACAACTGATAGTTCAATACCCACAGAAATGAATGAAATTTTTGGTAATGATTCTGATGTTGATATTGTCATGCACAATAATATGAATAAAAATAATACAGAATATCACGATAATAACGAAGACAAAGAAATTACACCAGAAGAAATGATGCATCATCAAATGATGCAACAACAAATGATGCAACAAGAAATGATACAACAACAGATGATGCAACAACAAATGATGCAACAAAAAATAATGGAAGAAAAGATTAATTCTGAAAATGATAATAATGATAATAATGATAATAATGATGATATTGAAGATATTGTAGATAAAATAATACAACCTAATAATGAAGAATTACCTAATTTGACTGAAACTTTTGATATTAATAATTCTGTTAATTTATCGGTAAAAAAAGAAAATGAAGATAATGTTTCAATTGTTTCAGGTCAAACAAATTCAACAACATATACAAAATCTAAACTTAATAAATTAACAGTTGATAAACTAAAAGAAATTTGTATAAATAATGGTGGTTCAGATGAAGGTACAAAACAAGTACTTATAGATAGAATATTAAATGAACAATTTAAATAAAAAAAAAATTCTATTTATGATATAGATAGTATATAAAAAAATGGATGGTACTTCGTCTTATTCAACAGTACCCTTAAGAATGTCAGATGGTCGTGTAATGACTGATTATCGCCCAAAATGCATTGTTAATTCAGATTTAATAGAAACAGTTGGAGCAAATGATTTAGTAAAAAGTAGCTATGAAACTAGAACATATTTACAAAAAAATGCTGAAACTATAATGAAAAGTGATTTTGAAAAAACTAAGTTAAATTTAATTCCTGGAGTAGAATCTAAACAACCAGTTGGCAATAATAATACTATGTTACCAGAAAAATATTTAGTTACTTGTAATGCTACATCATGTTCAAGAAAATTATTTAATGAAAATGGTTTAGGTGATGGTAGAACAGTTGACTATGCTGAATATAATTCATAATAATTATATATATGAAAATATTTTTGATTTTTTTTTTAAATAATTTATATAGAGATAAGATATATATATTATGAAATATAATAATGAATATGTTTCTGGAAATATTGAAATAGTTAATGATAAAGTTACAATTAGTGGTACATTACTTAAAAATGTTAAAGCACATATTATATCTGCTAATCCACCTGATAAATTAATTAATTATAGTGGAAATTCTTTACCTTTTCCAAGTACTGAAATTGCATTTGAAAATACTATAAATAAACATGATATTGTAAATAATTCCTATAATACTACTTTTACATATCCAAATAGTTATTATTGTATTTTAAATTCAAAAGAAAAAATACCACCCGCTATTTATTTTGTAATAAATCCTGAAAATACAGATTCTATATCTATTAGAATTGATTTACCAGATAAATGTAATTTAAAAACATTAATAAATAGAAATAATAACGGTCATCATCCTGAATTTTATGATTCTAAATATTATGTTTTACCCACTGCTACCGCTGAAAAAACAATGTATGCTTATGCTGATTATAAAAAAATTGCAAATAAGGGTTAAAATTTTATTAAATGTGGAAAGATATTAATAATTATATTCATATGCATTATAATACTAAAGTAGGTTTTTTATTTTGTCCTATAAATGTTTATAAAAAATCTTTAAATACTTAAATATAAAAATTGATTTTTTTTTATTATATACATTTTATCTTATGTCTAAAAATTTAATAATTGTCGAAAGTTATACAAAAACTAAAACTATTACTAAATATTTAAAAGACTCTCCTAATAAATATATTGTAACTTTTTCTCAAGGACATTTTTGTGATTTACCTAAAGATAATATTGGTATTGATATTAATTCATGGAATGGAACTTATATTATTACTAAAAAATCTATTTTAAATAATATTCGTAATCTTGTTAAAGATGTTGATAATATATATATTGCCGCTGATCCCGATACAGAGGGCGAAGCTATCGCATATCATATTAAAAATCATATAAAAGATTTAATTAAAAATAAAACTTGCTATCGTATTAAATTTAATGAAATTACTAAAAATGCTATAATAAATGCTATTCAAAATCCATTAGATATTGATATGAATTTGGTTAAAGCACAAGAAACTAGAAGATTTTTAGATAGAATTGTTGGATTTAAATTATCTCCAATTTTATGGAATAAATTTAATGATAAATTTTTAAGTGTCGGTAGAGTTCAAAGTGTTGCATTGTTATTATGTATCGAACAATTAAATAATATTAATAATCATCAAGCTGAAAAACATTGGATTTTATCTGGTAAATTTAAATATAATAATATTAATCTCAATACTATTTCTTCTAAAATTAATGATGAAAATGCTATTAATTCTATATTAGATAATCTTGATAATATTAATAATAAATTTGATATCAATTCTTTTATTAACGAATCTTATGAATCTCCTTCTTCTCCATATACAACTACTACATTACAACAAGATGCATATAATAATTTAAGATATAGTTCTAAAAAAACAATGGAATACGCACAAAAATTATATGAAAATGGTTTAATTACTTATATGCGGACTGACTCTGTAAATTTTTCAAATGATTTTAAATATAAATTAAAAACTTATATTACTAATAATTACGGAGAAAAATATTCTGTTATTAGAAATTTTAAAAATAAAATTGCTAATTCCCAAGAAGCACATGAAGCTATTAGAATAACTGATCCTAATAAATATGATATATCAAATTCTGATGATATAACAGATTATCATATTAAATTATATAAATTAATTTGGAAACGTACTATTGCATCACAAATGATAAAAGCTTTATACACAAATGTTAATACAGAAATTAAATGTACTAATAATCAACTCTGTAATAATTATATATTTAAATGCGAAAAATCTTTTCTTACTGATCCTGGTTTCTTAAAAATTTATAATAAGGAATCAGTAGATTATAAAGATTATTATAATAAATTAAATAAAAAATCTAATTTAATAATTGATTCATTCTTATGTACTGGTGAAATTAATGAACCTAAATCATTATATACTGAAGTATCTCTTATTAAAAAATTGGAAAAAGAAGGAATTGGAAGACCTTCTACATATTCTTCAATTATTGATAAATTATTTCAAAAAAAATATGTAAATAAAGGACCCAATCCATCTATTAATATTAATATTAATAATTTCTTAAAAAAACATAAAAAAAATATTAAAATTACTAATAAAGAAATTAAAACAGGTGGTAAAAATACTGATTTATTAGTACCTACAGACTTAGGTATTAAATCAATTCTTTATTTACAAGATATTATACCATTCTTATTAAATATTAATTTTACTTCAGAAATGGAAAAAGCACTTGATAAAATATCAAATGGTGAAATAACTAAAGAAAATATTTTACAACAATTTTATAATAAAATTTTACCTATTATTGATACTAATACAAATAATAATTCTTTTAATAATACTAAAAAAACTGGTATTATTAAAAGCAAATATGGTTACTGTTATTATCATGAAAAAGATAATAGATATGTTAATATTGAACCATATTTAACATGGAAAAAAAAAACAGTTGATGATTTAGAAACAAAAGAAATAGAATTTCTTTCATCACTTCCAAAACAAATAGAAAATAATAATTATTTACATATTGGCAAATATGGATTATATTTAAAAGATTCTAGTGGCAATAATATTAAATTAGATAAAAAAAAATGGAATGATTATATAAATTAAATAATTATTATTTTAAAACATTTTTTATTAAATTAATTTATGAATTTTAATTGTTCTATCCTATTTATTAAATTGTTTATTAATATTTCTTGTAATTCTATTTTATCTTCTAAAAAACTATTTTTTTATTTATTAAGATTAGTATATTATTAATATGAATACATCAAACATAGATAATACATATCAACCAATAATAACAAATTATAATTCAGTAAATGAAATACCATTAGAAGTAACATTAGAAGCTAATAAAAATTATATATATTACACTAGAGAAAAAAGAAATAAATTATTATATGAATCAGATCCTTATTTATTACTAGATTTTCCAGGTATGAATGAAGAAAAAATAAATGAATTAAAAATATATAGGCAAAAATTGAGAGATTATATGTCTGAATCAACTGTAATTAATTATAATGGTTTTAATATAGAAAATATAACTCCATTCCCAATTAAACCTTCATTTATAAATTAATTAAAACCATATTTCTGTAACTTGAACTTTGGCATTATTTGCATTATATATCCAACCTTTCCAACGACCTGCTGATGCACCCTCTGTTGTAAAATATGGTATATAATAACTTAAACCGTGATTATAGTTATATCCAAATGTACCATTATATGTTCCTGGAGACAAACCATATCCCCAAAATGTCCCATAACTATTGTTTATTGCTACATGTAATATACAGTTTCCTTTTAATGTTGGTATTTCCCAAGATGTAGGATTTCCTGTTGCATAAAATTGATATGATCTAATTAATGATTGTGTATAAGTATGACCTTGTTTAACTACATCCGAACATGATACTTTACCAGTAGTTCCATTTAAAAATATTCTAGCATCACCATCAGATGCTACATACATTCCCCAACCAGTACCTGAATCTGAATTAATAAAATCAACATTTGTATGTGAATATCCTATTCCATACATATTATTTAAACTACTTTCATCTGGTTTATAACTATCTCCAATTACATATATAGGATTTGTTTTTAGAGAATTTTCACCAACATTATTATAACTACCACATAAAGCACCATTATTATGTACTGTTCTTCCTATCCAACCATTTACTTCTAATTTTTCTACTGGATTAGATGTTCCAATACCAACATTACCATTTGAATTTAATTGCATTTTAGTACTATTTTCAATTCTAAAATTTAGATTTTTACCTGTTGCACAATTTAAATATGTATCACCATTATCACTTTGTAATAATGCATATTTATTTACACTACCACTAATTGATGAATGTATAAATCCACAATATGTTGCACCATGTCCTATATCACCAATAACTGCATTTTCTAATCTTACTTTATCATTTACATCTAATTTATAAGAAGGATTAGTTGTTCCAATTCCAACATTACCATTTGATAATATAGTAACTTTATTACTATCATTAATTTTAAATAACATTTTATCAATACTATTGATCTCTTTAATATTAATTATATTCATATTAATAAATATTAATAAATATTAATAAAAAAAGTACATTTTTTTATTTTTAATTTTTTTTTATAAAGTTTTTTAAAAATTTAAAATTTTTTAAGAAATGTACTTTTTTATAATTTACTAATTTCTATAAAATTTTCACTTTTTGTTGTATTTATTATTATTTCATCTTGTTTATATATTAAACTATATTCTTTTGCTAGATTTATTAAATTATCCATTATTTTAGGATCCGCTTTATGTATTAATGTTAATGTATGTGTTTTTTCTTTATCACCATACCAATAACCCGTTTTATTAGAAACACTAAATGAATTAAAACGAGTTGCAATATTATTTTTGACAAATTTTTTCCATTCATTATTAGTAACAATACTAGTTATATCATTATTTTTAATTTTTGTACCAAAATAACATATTGTTGTATACCAACACATTTTTATTTTGTTAATTATTGATAATATTTTTTATTATATCCATTTTGTAGTAAACAATCCTTATATAAATTTAATAATCTTTCATAATTTACAGTATTATTTTTATTTGTATTTATAACATGTTTTAATGTTTCAGATAATCTATTTATTTCTTCATTTTTTCTTTGCAATTCATTTTGTAATGTATTATTATAATTCTTTAACATATTTAAATTAAAATCATAATTTTTATTCTTTTTATAAGAATTAATATAACATATTAAATTATTTTTATAAATTTCTAATAATTCTTTTTTATTAAATAATTTAATATGTTTATTATTTTCATTTCTACAATATGGACAATTATATTTAATAAATATTTCTTCATCTGCTATCATTACTGATTTTCTTGATTCCAATTTATTACAACAATTTAAACATATTGATTTTTTACATATATGACAATGTAAATTATCACTATAATAATTATTATTACATATTAAACATTCTTTTGTTTCAGACATCATTAATTAATTACAATATAATTTTAAAAAATGATATATTATTATAATTAATATTTTAATGGATAAAGAATTTTTATTAATTGCATTTAATTTTAATATTATCTATGATAATTATAATAGATATCAAAAATATTCATCAAAATCTAATTTTGTTATGAGTTTTTATGAAATTTATCATTATAATATTAATAAAATCCAGAATTTAATATTTAAATTTAAAAATAAAACAAGTAATAAACAAAGAAATAAATATGGAGCAAAAATTAGTAATATAGAACATCATTTAAATTATAATAAAAAAATAATCTATATTGAAAATTTTTTAAACAATATTTGACATTTTATTTAAAAATATATATCTTTCTTTAGAAGACATTTTAAGTAAATATTTTGATATTATATTTTTGAATTTTGTTTTATATGGTTCTCTCCAACTTACTCTACCATTTATTTCTTCAATATTAAAATCATAATATTTGTTTTCATCATTATAATATTTTAATAAATGCCATAATATTATATGTAAATTATAAAATAATAGTAAATTTTTTTTTACCAAAATATAACTTCTTATATCATTTAATAATTTTTTATCTTGAGGATAATATATATATTTACATATTTCTAAATATATATCCTTATTTAAATTATCCCATATAGTACTCATTTATAATTCATATTATTAATTATATTTATATAATCATATAATTATAATTTTTTAAAATACAAAATAAGAAATAATTTCTGCTATAGATACCTATTTTACTTATATATTTTCGTATCCAATATTCATGATTTGAATTTTTATTTATTAAATTTCTAAATAATTCATCTTTTTCTTTATTATCTTTTTTTGTTTCAAATACTAATATTAAATCCCATAAAATATCATTATTATAAATTTTTTTAATATATTCCATTGTATAATAATAACTTTTTATATCATTTAATATTTTTTCATCTATTTTATAATATATTTGTGATAAAATTTTTTCTTTTAATAGACAATCTGGTAAATTATCCCAAATACATATCGTATTTGACATTTATAAAAATAAATATCATTATTTAATCAATTTTTATATTTTTTATCCAAAAATATAATTTTTATTTATTATTTACTTATTTTCTTATTTTCTATATGTTTTTTTCATATTATGATTTAATTTATGTAATTCTTCTGCAATTTTTGATAATAAATCAGCAATTGTATTTCCTTCATTATCAATAAATACTCCCTGAAACATTGCTCCCAATGCTTCATTTGTAACACCTATACTATCAAACATGTCATTTTCATCATCTTCGTCTTCATCATCTTCGTCTTCATCATCTTCATCTTCATCATCTTCGTCTTCATCATCTTCATCATCATCGTCATTATCATCTTCTTCATTATCAGAACTTCCTGATACTTCAATATCTTCGTCATCATCATCATCGTCATCGTCACTTTCTTCTATATTTACAACTTCTTCTGAATCTTTTTTTTTTGTTTTTTTACTTTTTGTTTTTTTACTTTTTGTTTTTTGTATTTTCTGTATATTAGATAAAATATTTTTAATACTATTTTCTTGATTATTTACTACTTCATCATCGGAACAAATACTATTGGTGTCATTTTCACTATTTTTTAGAACAGATTTATCAGTCATTATATAATTTTTTATATGTTAATTCTTTATATATTTTTAATTATTATTAATAATATAGAGAGGATAATTAAAATATGAATAAAAAATTAATATGGATAATAGCTTTTCTATTAGGATTATTTATAATAATTAGTATATATATATTGCATAATTTTTTAAATAAAGAACATTTTGAAGATAATATTACAAGTGATGTAACCGACAATCAATATTTAGAAGATGATGATACAACTAATGATTATACTACAATAAATAATATAGGTAATGAAAATGAAGCAAATATTGATATGATTTACAATAACGATAAAGATGAAAATAATTCTGAAAATATAACAGTTAATGAAAATAATAATTCTGAAAATATAACAGTTGATGAAAATAATAATTTATCTAATGATTCTGAAAATATAACAGTTGATGAAAATAATAATTCAGAAAATATAACAGTTGATGAAAATAATAATTCAGAAAATATAACATTTGAGGAAAATAATAATTTATCTAATAATTCAGATAATATTCCCAAAAATATTGTAAGTGCTATGCAAACTATAATAGCAACTTCTAAAAATGAAGATTTAGTAGAATCAGTTTTACCAAATACTAATAATAATAATAAATCAAGTGATTTAAATAATGATGATGAAAAAATAGTACATTCTAAATGTTATTCTAATTTTAGATCAACTGAAAAATTTAATCATGAAAAAGATTTATTTGAAATTCCATATATTAAATCTGCATTAATGCATATTAATACTTATAATAATAAATTTCCAAAAATTTACAAAGAAAAAAATATATGGTATGATGAAGTTAATAATAAAATAGATTTACCAGGTATGGATGAAGAAAATAATAGAAAATGGTTTAATACAAGTACACCCATTACAAGTGATAAAATAATTAAATATGAAGATACAATTTCATCTGTAAATTTAAATAATATACAATTAACCGGACCAATTGCTATAAAATTTTCAAAAAATAATGAAAACATTTTAGAACCATTTAGTATATTTTTTATAAGTAAAATTAAAAATTTAGGAAAAGAAATAAATGTAAATACATATAATAATTTATTTGAATTACCTTTAGGAACAATTGTTGATGAATCAGGTTTAAATGATGATAGTGATCCCAAAACAAAATACAAAGGTGGTATAATATCATTAATGATAAAAGAAGATTCTCAAATAAATAAAAATACATGTGATTTAACAATTCGAATAAGAATAGGAGATAAAGCATTTGATTGGAAAGGAATAGATAGTCAATTAATATATAATAGAAATACATTATTAGGATTAATATATGATGGTAATAATATAAAAATAATATTAGATAATTTAGTAAAGGTTTTTAATTATAAAGGTAAACATGATGTTAATAGAAAATTAACATATGGTTCTACACCATTGATAATTAATAGAAAAAAAAATAAAGATAGTAATATTGACATGGAATTGTTTTCTTTTGTATATTATAATAAAATATTTAATGACAGAGATATTGATTTATATATAAAATATAATAATTATCATATTAATAAATTACATACTTTAAAAGAAAATAATAAATATATAAAAACAGAATTAGATAAATGCAATGTTGAAAATAGTAATAAAATAGATCATTTACAGAATAAATTAATCAACAAAGATAAAGAATTAGAAAAATTGAAAAAAGAATATAATAATATATTAATTAAAATGAATTAAGGATAATATAATTATTATTAATATAATAATAATGACTTTAAATGCAGCAATTTTAATTCTAACACAAAATACTATTGAAAGAAAAGTATATTTAAAAACTACATTATATTTTTTGTTTAAAAATTTTAATAATAAATATAGATATCCTATTATTATTTTACACGAAGGTGATTATAATGATAGAGATAAAAGAGAAATCATTACTGGAATAAGAGGTGAATGTAAAGAATTAATTAAATTTAAAGAAATTGATAAAAAAGATTTTGAAATACCGGATCATATCAATATAGAGAAATTGAATAAAAGTGTAAATATGCAAATAGTACCATATTGGAGAAATAAAAAATATAGATCAATGTGTTATTTTTGGATAAAGCATTTTCCAAAATATTGTGAAAATTATGATTATATAATGAGATTGGATGATGATAGTATAATAGAAGAACCAATTACAACAGATCTATTCAAATTATTGAAAGAAAATAATAATGTTTATATGTCTAATATAATACATATTGACTGTGGAATATGTAATTTTGAAATGAAAGAATTATTTAAAAAAATTTTACCAAATACAAATAATGAAAAATTAGATAAACTTTTTGTTAAAGCAAATATTACAAATAAACAACCAATATATAACAAATTGAAAGAATTATATAATATAGTTAATGATAAAGATTATGATAATGATACTTTTACAATAAATATGCCAATGATGTATTATAATAATTTTTTTATAACTGATATTAATTTCTGGAAAAAAAAAGAGGTTTTAGAAATAATTGATGAAATTGATAAAACAGGTAATATTTTTTATTATAGATATGGTGATGCTCCTTTACAAACTATTATTGTTTCTTTACTTGCATCTGATAAAATAACTAGAACTGTTTTTAAATATTCTAAAAGATTACAAAGGGAATGTTTTATTGATTTAAATAATAATATTCATTCATATATGCCGGATGATTATAATCATAACTCTTGTATTATTAAATAAAAAATGATATAAATTTTTATTAATTATATTATAATTTATTTAAGTATAACTAATATAATGAAATATATAGGCGCACATATTACTAAAGATATTTCTATTTTAAAAACTATTCAAAATATTCATAATAATAATGGTAATTCTATACAAATATTTGTTTCTTCGCCTATGAATAGTTCGTTCCCAAATAAAGAAAAAATTAATGAAGAAAGTAAAAAAGTTATTGAATTTTGCGATACTAATAATTTTAAATTAGTTGTTCATGCATCATATGTTATAAATTTAGCTAATTCACATATTAATAAAAGAGTAATTGATATAAAAGATAGATGGTGGATTAAATTACTTATAGCAGAATTAGATGCGTGTGAATTATTAAATGGTATAGGAGTTGTAGTTCATGTAGGTAAATATACTAAATTAACACCCGAAAAAGGATTAGAAAATATGTATCAGTCTATTAAATATATTATTTCATATTTAATAAATAATAACTATAAATCAAAATTAATTATTGAAAATCCAGCAGGAGTAGGTACTGAACTTCTTAAAACACCATTAGATTTTTGTAAATTTTATAATAAATTTACAAATAAAGAAAAAAAAAATTTAGGCATCTGTATTGATACCGCACATATTTGGTCTTCTGGTTTTGATATAATGGAATATTATAAAAATTTTTCAGAACTAAATAATGTAATAGTAATTCATTTAAATAATAGTAAAGTTACGAAAGGTGCTTTATTAGATAGACACGAATATTTATTTGATGGTAAAATAAATATTAATGATTTAAAAAACTTTGTTTCTAAAATGAAAGAAAGTATAATTATTCTTGAAAAACCTACAAATAAATATATTACAGAATTTGAATGGATAAAAAATATTAATTAATCTATAAATGTTTAAATAATATTTTAATAAATTCATTTCAAATAATAAACTTGCGAATGGTCTCTTTAAAAGTTATTTTAAATGGATAATAAAATTATTTAATCTCGTTATAAATAATTTATTTATATTTATATATATTTTTTATTTACTTAGTATAAAAAAAAAATGATATTTTATTTAAAATAATAAAATTATATTATTAATAATAATGAAAAAATTCTTTGATTCACAATATTTATATTTTTATATAATATTTATATTTAATTTATTTAATATTGTAAAATGTAATAAATATCCTCTTAAAAATTCAACATTAAAAAAATCTAACTCTGAAAATGATGTTAATATCTTTTCAAATAAATCATTAAAAAATAAATTGTATAGAACTGATAAATCATATATTTATCATTTAGTTAAAGATAATAACTATCATATTTGTGATAATATATCATATAAAAAAATCGATAATTTCTATAAAGATCATCCCGTACCCATTCATTGTAATTCAATTAGTTCACCTCCAACATCTTCGCCCCCAGTTGAAAAAAAAAATATTAATTATTATAATGAATATTATCATGATTTTTAATTTAATTCAAAATTTAATTTTTTAATATTTTCATTATTAATATTCTTATTAAGTTTTTTAAATTGTTTAATTAATTTTTTGAAAAATATATCTCTATATGTATTATTTTTTTTATTTTTATTTATTAATAATTTCGCATTAATATAATTATTTATTTCTTTTTTATTTAACTCACTTTTTTTAATTTTGTATTTCCTTAATATTTTATTAAGAACATTATATTTTTTATTAAATTTATATTCGGGACAAGTTAATTGTTTATTTGGAAAATCTGCTAAATTATCTTTTATATTATCTATAAATATTAATCTATTATTAAATACCTCATATCTAAATTTTTTATAATTTAATAATGGATATTTTTTTTTTAATTTTTTAAATATTACATTTAATACATTCGTCAACGATTTAGACATATCATAATGCGAATAATCTCTTGTAAAATATGGTTTATTAAATTTCATTTTTGCAGCTTTTTCTATATTATATACTAATCCATTATAAGTCCAAGTATATGATGAATTTGTATAAACATATATTTCACATGTTTTATATATTTTTTTAATAAATTTAATAAATTCACTAAAATATGGTCTTAATAAACCTTGTTTTAATTCTTTTACAAAATCTATATATTTTTTACATTTTTTTAAAACATCTTTTTTATTACAATTATTTTTAATTAATTGCATTAATTCATACTCGTATATTGGATATTCAACATTACCAATTATACAATTATCTATATCAAATATAAATATATATGGTAATTTATTTTTTCCCATCCTATTTTATTATTGATTTTTTATTTAGTAAAGTAATATAATATTTTATTCTTTTATAAATAATTGACTCCATAATATTATTTTTTTTATCTATCCTATTTTTATTTAAATATTAATTATATATTAATTATAACCTTATATGAATACTCATAATAATATTATTGCAAATCAATATGATTTAATTGCAAATTCTTTTGATAATTCAAGAGTTAGAATTTGGAATACTGTTAAAGAATTTCTAAATAATTATAATACTAATGATACATTATTAGATTGTGGATGTGGTAATGGTAAAAATATGATTTATGCTAATAATATTGGGTATAATTCAGAAGGTTTTGATATTTCAAATAAATTATTAAATATTTGTATCGCTAAAAATTTAAATGTTTATTATAATGATGTGTTAAATTTTAAATCTAATAAAAAATATAATAAAATTATTGCTATTGCTACTTTACATCATTTAGAAACAATTGAAGAACAAAAATTAGCTATTTTAAATTTACTAAATTCATTATCTGATAATGGTACTCTTCTAATTTCTTTTTGGTCTAAAGAAAAAAATTTTAATAATGAAAATTATATTAAAAATAAAATAGATTATCGTGATTTTAATTGTGGTCCAAATTATGTCAAATGGAAATTATCACCTAATAATATTATAAATAGATTTTATTATATACATGATTATAATTCTATTAATAATTTAGCAGAATCATTAGGTTATAATTATATTATTACTTGGGAATTACAAAATTGGTTTATTTTATTTTATAAATAAATTTTCATCATTAAAATTTTTTATTATATAGATATTTAGAAGAATATGTCAAAAAAAAATTATAATTTATTTATATATTTTTTAATAATTTTAATTATTTTATTTATTTTATTTTCAGTATATCTTTATTATTCAAATTTAAATTTAAAAAAAAAAATAAATATTGAAAAAAATAATAAAATTTCTATTAATAAATTTTATCTAGAAAAAAAAAAATATAATAATAATATTAAATCAGAGTTAAATAAAATTAATAATAAAAATAATTTAAAAATAGATGAAATTAATGAAATTAAATTAAAATACACTAATTTAGAACATAAATTTAATAAAATTAATAATGAATTAAATATTCATAAAAATCATAATTCTGATAAAATTTGTATGTCTCTCAAACAATTAAATCAAATTAAAAATAATAATAATAATAATAATAATTATAAAACTACTCGTTCTGATACTATTGTTAGAGATTATAGAGTATTAAATGATGAATTATTTCCACCTATTAATCGTTCTGATACTAATAATCATACTGAATTAACTAACAATATTATTAATAGAAGTATGTATATTAAAACTAATAATGTAAATGATACATTTCGTCTCGTCGGTTATGTAACAAATAATTCAGAAGAAAAAGATACTGGTAATAATAATTGGAAATTATTTGCTAGACAAAAAGATAGACATTCTTCTGAATTTTATATGACTCCTACAAACAATAATAATGATGTTAAAATATCTATTACCGATGATATAATACTTGGTAATAAATTAAGAGATATGTATGCTATACCAAATATCATTAGTTTTAATTCACCAATGTTAAATACAAGTCCATATCAAGTTGTAGAAATACCAAGAAATGATTTTATATATAATCCATAAAAAAATAATTTTTGTATTATAAATTAGTTTATTTTTCACTTTAGTTTTTATTGCTTTTGCTTTTTTTTTAACTTCATCTTTAAATGTGCATGCATTTTATCAAAAAGTTCTTTTGTTTTTGGTGTTATTTTTTTGTTTTTATATTATTAGATTATACTTTTATTTAATTTGTTAAATTATATATTCTAATTAATATATCTTTTAAAGTTATAGTTTTTTCATAACCACTTGATTCATAATGTCTATTTGAATTTCCTCTATCATAATGTCTATTCGGTTTCATACCTATATAATCCCAAAAAGAAACACCTCTCGCATTCGAACTAGCATCTGTATCTATTACTAAAATATCAGTATCATTCAATGTGATTCCATTCTCAAAAACATACACATTATTACCATTGCGATCAGTACGATAATGTCTTCTAGTTATAACATTATAAAATAATTCTAAAAGTTTTTTAGATAATCCAAGACCTTGATAATCATCATCTATACTTACAGATAAATCATATGGTCTAGAAATTTTTAAAGAAAAATGTCCTAATTCTTTATTAGTTTGATCATCTATCATTAATGCTGAAATTTCACGATGTGTTATATTTTCTTTAAATGTTAGCCCCCCTCCCTTTTTTTTATTATTTTTAGGTCGCTGTGAAGCAGTTCTATTTTTTTTTTTTTAAGATTGTTTAGCAACCTGTTTTTTATTATGTTTTAATAACATTAATTTTTTTCTTTTTTTTTTATAATTATTAAGCGATATCATGCATATTTTCTTACCATTTTTAGTATTAATCTTATTTTTACAATATAATTTATTTGAACTTTCTTTTTTATAAATTTTTACATTTTTGTCAATAATAAAACGTAAACATATATATTTATATTTGGTCATATTGATTATCTATTATATGTTACACATAAAAATTCCTGTCAACAACATTATTACTTTTGATATTTTTAATGCATTTTTATTTAACATTCTATTAGATATTATTGCATGTGTTGTCATACCAATTAAAGGTAATTGTAATAATATAAATGGTATGAAAAAACCATATGGTATTATTGTTCCAGATAATAAAAATATAAGTGCGATTATATTAGCATTTTTTTTACCATATATTACAGGAATAGTATTAATATTACTATTTTTATCATGATTTACATCTAATATATCTAATATTAATTCTTGCCACATTATTACATTAAATAAATATATAACAGTGGGTATAACATATATTATTGAATCGCTTAATATTAACCCACCAACTAATACAGATTGTGATATTGTTATGGCGACAGCAATATTTTTAATTAAAGGTAATGGTTTTAAAATAGGCGTATATATATATGCTAATAATAAAGAATTAGATAATATACATCTAACTAAATTATTATCAATATAACTTATTATATAAAAAGTAAATATACTTAAGATTGTTGTTGCATATAATACCTCCTCTGTTTTTAATTTTCTACTTACTAATATTCTTTCTTTTTTATTATCGTCTGTACCTTTTTTATAATCAAAATAATCATTGATCAACATACTTATACTAGCAATTAAAACACTTAATATTCCAATTAATAAAACTTTGGGATTAATAAATATAGATATATTTTTATTTACTAAATAACTTCCTGTTAATGGTAATCCAAATTCATATGGTATACCTTCAGGACGTGTCATTTTAAAATAATATTTAAATTTATTAACATGTAGAGGTTTATTATTAATATTTTTATTATTTTCTAGTTTCATAGAAATCATAGTTTCAATAAAACCATGTGTTAAATTAACAAAAATTAATAATATAAATAATTTACGCATATTATATAATAAAATATACAATATTTTTAAATATAAAAAATGATAATTTTTATTAAATTATTATTGAAAATTAAATTTAAGTATGGATAATATTAATAATTTTGATTACAATAAATATATTGATATTTTATTAGAAAATTTTGCAAAAAAAAAATTCGATTATTCATATTTAAAATTAAATAATACTTATATAAATGATAAATATATAAATACTAAGAATTTTAGAAAAAAAGTAAAATGGTGTGATAATATTCAGAAAATATATTATTATTAATATAATAAAAAAGAAAAAGGATCAATAATTAATTGGTTAAAAACTAGAGGAGTTAATAAAAATTATATATCAAGTGATTTATTAAATAGTAATAAAATGCAAACTAGAAACATGAGAAATACATATTGAAAGAACAAGAAATTTCAATCGTAATTTAGCATTACTTATTTAATAATATAAGGCAATTTAAAATATTTATAATTTTTTTTTTTATAATTAAAAACAAAAATATCTTTATCTTTATTTTTATTAAATAACCATTCTAAAGTAGTAGTAACTTCTTTAATTTCTTTATTTGATTTATATTCTAAAGTATCTAGTAACATATCACCAAATATTCCTGCTGTTTTAATATATGTATAATTGTTAAAATTATCAATAAACATATATGTTTTAGATAAATCAGGTTTAGTTCTAAGAAAATGTTTATAATTATCAACTTTGTATATAATATTTTTACTTAATATATTATCAGTGTATTTACAATTATGTATTTTAATTTTATTATTATTTAAATATAAAATGTAAGTAATAATAACATTTATAACATCTTTAGTCATAATAGTATAATCTGAATTCAATTTATGATCGTACATACATAGTAAACTAGATATAAAGGTTTTTTTATTTTCAACAATACATAAATGATTTGATTTAGAACAAATTAACTTATTATTTTTAATATTGTTATTAATATTATAATATATTTGATCTAATAATTTATTATAGGATATAAAACCATCGTATTCACCAATTATATTTAATGTATCAATATCATTATTATTATTAATTTTAAAAATCGTATTATCATATATGTATTTTGGCGAAGAACCATATGTAATTTTAGCTTTTAATTTATTATTATTATTTAAACAATGATAACCACCAGATGAATGGCCGAAAAGAATAGTATTATTTAAATCAGTAACAGGGAAATTATAATTATTGCATATAGTAATATTAATATTAAAGTCTTTTTTTAAACCCTCATTAATAATAGATTTACTAAATTCAATATAATTTTTACTAGGAATAGAAAAACCTTTCCATATTAAAAAATTAATATTGTTATTTTTATTTACATTACTTTTTAAATTAATATTATTATTTATATTAATAGTATTAATGTAACCATTAATTGAGTAAATATATAATAAAAATAATAATAATTTATTTGATAACATTATATTATTATATTATAATAAATTTTTATATATTATTTACGTAATAAAGCGATTTGAATTTCAACTTCAATGTTATGTAAATTGATAGCTTCTTTTAAACATTTTATTTTAAATTATTTAAAAAATAAATTAATTTAGTATTAAAATGCACAAACAAATAATTCCTACGGGATCAATATTATCATATATACTATCAATTAAAAATAATAAGGATATTAAAAATCCGCTTCCAAACTAAATTTACGCAATTCAGTATGATCTTGTTTACCACCCACATTAGCTTTACTATATTGTGAAACACGACTTTCAAAAAAATTAGTTTTTGATTCAATAGAAATTCTTTCCATAAATGGAAATGGATTAGCAGAGTTCCATATTTTATTATAATTTAATTGTGTTAAAAGTCTATCAGCAACAAATTCTATATATAAACTCATTAATTCAGCATTCATACCTAGCATAGAACATGGTATACTTTCATTAATGAATTTTTTTTCAACGTTAACTGCTTCTTTAACTATTTCATGTACTTTTTCTTCTTCTAATCTATTTTCTATTTTGGAATAAAGTAAAACTGCAAATTCAACATGCATTGCTTCATCTCTGCTAATTAATTCATTAGAAAATGATAATCCTTGCATTAATCCACGCTCTTTTAACCAAAAAATACTACAAAAAGCACCACTAAAAAATACTCCTTCAACTAAAGCAAATGCTATTAATCTTTGTGAAAATGAAGCATCTTTATCATCAATCCATTTAAAACACCAATCGGCTTTATCTTTGATACAAGGCATATGATTAATAGCATCTAATGCTTCTGATTTTTCTTTAGGATCTTTAAAATATGTATCGATAAGTAAAGAATATGTTTCTGAATGAATATTCTCAATTGCCATTTGAAATGCATAAAAAAATTTTGCTTCTAAAACTTCTACATCATTAATAAATCTTTCACCTAAATTTATATTAACGATTGTATCACTTGAACTAAAAAAGGCTAAAATATTTTTAATGAAAAATTTTTCATTATCATTTAGTGTATTAAAATCATCAACATCTTTACTTAAATCTAATTCTTCGGGAGTCCAAAATGCACTCACCGCTTTTTTATACATATCCCACATATCATTATGCTTTATGGGAAAAATAGTTAATCGATTAGAAGGTTCTAATAATATCTCTTTTTTATCATTCATTGTGTGTTATATTATATATTTATATTTTTATATAATTTAAAAATAATTAAATATTTTTATGCTGAACATAATTCACAACTATCACCATTTTCGTTAGCACATCTCATTTTTCTTTTTGCAAATTCTGGATCAATTGTAAATTGTTGCGTTTTTGCTTTAGGTCGTGTTCTAAGATAATATGACCCGGTTTTTAAGCCCTTTGAATGTCCATAAAAATGCATTGATGATAATTTTTGAAAGTCTGGATCTTCCATAAATATATTTAAACTTTGTGTTTGACAAATATATTTACCTCTATCTGCTGACATATCAATAATTACTCTTTGTTTAATCTCCCATGATGTTTTATATAAGTTTTTAAATTTATCATCAATTTCCGGAATATTTTGAATACTACCTTCATGTAATATAATAGTATCTTTCATTTCTTTATTCCATAATCCCATTTGAATTAATTGTTTAATTAAATATTTATTAATTACAATAAATTCTCCACTTAATGTTTTTCTTTGAAATATATTATTTGTAAATGGTTCAAAACTTTCATTAAATCCCATAATTTGTGATGTTGATGCTGTAGGCATAGGTGATAATAGTAAACTATTACGAATACCATATTCTTTAATATCATTTCTTAATTTATCCCAATCATATCTATCGCTTGGTTTTTCATTCCATAAATCAAATTGAAATAAACCTTGTGATATTGGACTACCTTCAAATGATGAATATGCACCTTTATATTTTGTTTTTATAATATTATTTTCAAATTCATTTACATATTTATTAATATCAATATCACTATTATTATTTAAGATATCATTAATTATTTCTCCTCTTTTTTTTGATAATTCCATTGATGATTCAACCGCCCCATGATATATTGTTTCAAATATTTGCTTATTTAATTCTGCTGCATCTTTACTTTCAAATGGATATTCTAACATCATAAATACATCTGCTAATCCTTGAACGCCTATACCAATAGGTCTATGTCTTAAATTAGATACTCTGGCTTTTTCAACGGGATAAAAATTAATATCAATAACTTTATTCAAATTTTTTGCAATTACTTTTACAACACTATGTAATTTTTCAAAATCAAATTTTTTATCATCAACATTAACATATGTTGGTAAACAAATAGACGCTAAATTACATACACCGGTTTCTTCTGGTGATGAATGAATTAATACTTCAGCGCATAAATTACTTGATTTAATAGTTCCAATATTTTTTTGATTACTTTTCGTATTAGCAGCATCTTTATAAAGTATATATGGAACTCCTTGTTCTATTTGTGCTTCTAAAATTTTAAACCATAAATCTTGTGCATTTATTTGTTTTGTATATTTTCCTTCTTCTTCATATTTTTCATATAGTTTTTCAAATTCTTCACCATATACATCACTTAATCCACGACATTTATCAGGACACATTAAAGACCATTTTTTATTTTCTTTAACTCGTTTCATAAATAAATCCGATACCCATAATGCTAAAAATAAATCACGACATCTTTCTTCTTCGCTTCCATGATTTTTCTTTAATTCTAAAAATGCTTCTATATCATTATGCCATGTTTCTAAATATACTGCTATACTTCCTAGGCGTTTTCCAGCCTGATCTACATATCTTGCCGTGTTATTAAATACACGTAACATTGGTATTATACCATTAGATGTCCCATTTGTTCCTCTAATATGACTACCTTTACACCGAACCTGGTGTATATGAATTCCAATGCCACCAGCATATTTAGAAATTAATGCCATTTCTTTTAATGAATCATAAATACCACTAATACTATCATCATTAACACTACATAAAAAACAACTACTCATTTGTGGTCTTTTTGTTCCCGAATTAAATAATGTCGGTGTCGCATGTGTAAAATATTTTTTACTCATTAAATCATATGTTTCTAATACTTCTTTAATATCTTCTCCATGTATACCAATTGATACACGCATCCATAAATGTTGCGGTCTTTCAATTATTTTTTTATTAATTTTAATTAAATATGCTCTCTCTAAAGTTTTAAATCCAAAATAATCAAATAAAAAATCTCTTTGATAATCAATATAATTATTTAATTTCTCCTTATTTTTATTCACAATTTCATATAATTCTTTTGATACTAATGGTGAATCATTCCCATGAATATCTTTATTATTATATAATATTTGAATTGTTTCCGAAAAAGATGGAGATGTATTTTTATGATGATTTGATATTATTATTCTAGATGCTAATGTACTATAATCAGGGTTATCAATTGACATACTACTTGATAAATAAGCAGCTAATTCATCTAATTCACATGTATTTACCCCATCATATATACGAGTACATACTTTCTGTGCTAATTCATAAACATTAATATGTAAATCATCAGATAAATTTTTTAATCTGTTTAATACTTTATCAAAACTAACATCTTCTTTTTGTAAGTTTCTTTTAACAACATGCATATTTATTTTATATATTATCTTATTATTATATAATTTATTTGTTTATATAATTATTTTTTTATTTTATTAATTATATTTTTTTTTATTATCAACATCATATATAATTTATTTAAAAATTAACATATAATATATATTAAATGATATCATTACCAAATGATATATTTGATTATATATTAAGTTTAAGAATTGATAAAATAGAAAATGAAATTAATAATTTACTAAATAAAATTAATAATATAAAAATAATATTAAATCCTTTAATAATTAATAAAAATATAGATTGTTCTTATCTTATTAAATATGATTACATTAATTATTCTTTAAATAATTATTTATTTGATATAGCTTTTAAAGGTAAGGTTTTTATAATTTATCCAGGATATATATATGATAATAATAGTGATTTTATTAGCGATTTATTAATTAATCCTACTTATTTTAGATTATTATTTGAAGCTAACAAAAATTATTATAAATTTAAACATTATTATAATAATAATATTTTAGATTTAAAATCACTTATTATTTTTGATGAATCAAAATTAAAAATGTATGGTATTAAACCAAATAATAATATTACATACATTCAATTAAATATTTTTATTTAAAATTAAATAATTTGTAAATAAACTCCATTTTGAATATATTAATTTTATCTTTTTTAGACAATAATTATGATATATAATATCTTTATTTGATATATTTCCTAATGTTTTAAAATTATCTTCGATTTCTTTTATTTTTATTTCATTTATTTTTAAATTTTTAAAATATTGTTTTAATATATTATAGTCATTATTATAATATGTGTTTCTAACCAAATTTAAATAATTATCATCTACTATATTATTTATATCCATTAATAATAATACTAATTATTTATATATTATTTTTCATTTTTTAATATTATTAATAATTAATGTACGATAAAGTATTTGAAAATAGTGATTTATTTAATATTATTATTAACTTATGTATAAATAATATAGAATTGCAGTTAAATAATATTGAATTAAAACTTACATATTGCACTAAGTTAATAAATAATAATAAAAGAATAATTTTTAATACAAAAAGATTAAATAATTCATATCGTCTTTATAATAATTTTCCTTTATATACTAATTATAAATTATTTTAAAAAAAAAATGATATATTAATTAATTAAAGTTATAATTAATTATGAAAGAGTTAAATAATGATATGAAAGAATTATTAAAAAAAATTAATATTTGTTGTATTAAAATAAATGAAAATAAAAATTTAAATTGCAAATTTAAAAAATTAGATTTTCTTAAAAAAGAAAATTTTTATGAAAATTTTATAAATACTGAATTTATTGAATAATACATTTATCATTATTTAGATATTTTATCATATATGTATCTTCTAAATTATATCCTAGTTTTTTATAATAATTTCTAACACCTGTACCACTAATTATTGCCATTTTATAATAATTATTTTTTTTTGCAATTAATTCTGCTTGTTCTACTAATTTTCTTCCAAATCCCTTATGTTGCATTGATTCATTTATATTATTTCCTACATTATTTAAATTTGAATATACATGTAATTCTCTAATTAATGCTGCATCTTTTAAAACAGGTAATACATTTGGATTTGCTGAATTAATTCGCAATCTAATAAAACCAATTAAATATTTTTCTGTTTCATATGAAATAAAATATTCTTTTCCATCTGAAGCATCATATTCAATAAAATTTAATTTTATATCATCTATATTTATAATATTACCACCCACTTCTCTACATCTAATACACATACATCTCCAATTATTTTTTTTCATATCATTTTGTAATAATTGTCTCATATTTACATATTTTTTATCATATCCACCACTTATATATGAACCTGGTATATCACGAATAATTCTATTTAATCGTTTCCATTTTTGAACTTTTTGTTTAAAATTTTTAATTAATTCATACAATTTAATATCATCATATGGTACATATGTTCCTTCTTCATACCATTTTTTAATTTTAGTCCAAGGAACAATTGCTGTTGGATATATTTTATATTGATCTGCTTGTAATCGTGGATCATATAATGAACTATTTAACATTTCTACATCTTTTTCATATGATGAACCAGGTAAATTAGGCATTAAATGTATATCAACTTTATAACAATTTTCTTTCAATAATTTAATTGCATTATATACACATTCAATATTATGTCCTCTATTTATTTTTTTTAATACATCATTATGTGTATGTTGTACTCCTAATTGTATTCTGGTACAATTATATCTTCTAAATTTTTTAATTTCATCTAATGTTATTGTGTCGGGTCGTGTTTCTAATGTTAAACCAATTATATGAATTATACTTTCGTTTTGATTAAGTTCTATTTCTTCTTCTAAAGTTAACATATCTCGCTTATAAATATTATTAAATATATTTGCAGCATAATATAATTCTGTAATAAATCTCTCTTGATATTGTGATGGATATTCAGACCATGTTCCACCTAATACAATTATTTCTAATTTATCCAATGCATGACCCATTTCTCTTAATGTAGATAATCTCGCATTCATTTGTTTTATAGCATCAAAATCATTTGCATTTGCTCTTAATACTGCAGGTTCTTCGAATAAATAACTTCTTGGTTGATCTACCCAATTATTTCCTTCATGTGCTTTTTCATTAGGACAATAAGCACAATCATGTTTACATGAAAATTTAGCAATTTTTGTATTACCATCGTCATCAATATATTCTGGATGTGCGGATGTTAAAACTGTAATAACTAATACACCAGAATCAGATTTTTGTTTTTTTTTTGTAATTAAATTTTTGAGTTTGATATTATTTAATTCTAAAAAATTATATATTTTAATTAAATCACAATTAGACACTGTTACTTTATATTTTCTTTGTAATTTTTTTTGAAAATTAATAATATCTCTTTTTGTTTCAAAAAATTCATGATTATCTTTAAACTCAATTATTAAATTATTCCATATTTCTTCTGAATAATTAATTTTTTTATGTTCTTTACGTATATCTTCGATATCAGTTTCTTGATAAATATTGCACATAATTAATTAAAAATATATTAATTAATATATCATTTTTTAAAATTTATTATATAAAATTATTATATCATCCTAATTAAAAATTAAACAAAAAAAATAAAAAAATGATAATTTATATTTAATATTATATTTAAATGTTTTCGAATATTGACACTATTTCAATTATATATATAATTATGTGTGTTTTAATTTTACTAATTATATTAATGATATGTATGCATAAGATAAATAGATCAAATAATGAAAGAATTATTTTAGAAACAGAAAGATTAAATAGAGAACATAGTTTTAATAGAGAAGAACTATACATACAATTACATAATGATATAATTAATAGAGAATTTAATTATCATAATTTAAATAAAAAAGTAAAAGATGATATTAAAAATTTAGTTAAAATTAAAAAAGATAATCTCAATATTACATTAAATGAAGCTCATTTACAATTATTAAATAATGATACTAATTATATTAACCAATTAGTTAATTCTAGTGAAATTAATGAATTATATAATAATAATATTGTATAATTTTAGAATGAATCTAATTTATAATATATTATATATATTTTTTGTTTTAAACGGTTTGTTTTGGAGTTTAGCAACACACACACAACATTGTTATTTTGCCAAAATATTTAATATAAAAAAATGTCCTGGAACACATATTCAACATATACTTTTTGGTATAATAAGTTTAATAATTGGTATAATTATTAAACAAAGTATTATTTAAAAAATGATAATATATTATTATAATAATTTATAATAAATGAATATATTAGATATTAATAATGATATTTTTGAATATATAAAAAAATTTATTAATTTAGAATATTATAATACATTATCTATAATTTCTAAAAAATTTAATTATTTCTACAACATAAATAGTTTAATTAAAAATAATTCGTTATATAATTTATATTATTCTGATTCTTATTGTAATTCATTTTTTATAAAATATATAAATTATTCTATTTTAAAAAATAATAAATATCAAAAAAATAATAATAAAATTACTGATAATATTATAAATCATATTAATAATTACAGAAATTATATATCAGAAATTGCTAAAAATAATAATTTATTTTTAATATATGATATTATAGAAAGTCAATATCATTGTGTTAATAAAAAATATAAAAATATTATAAATTTTATTGTAAAAATCAAGTCATATAATTTAAATTTAAATATAGATGAATTTTATAGTATATGTGATTTTATTATTAAATATTTAAATAATAAATATAATGCTTATTTTTATCAATATTATTTCAAAACAGAAATATTATGTAAATTATTATTGTCTATTATATTATTTAATATAACTTCAAATATAAAAAAATATTCAACTGATATATCAGAAACATGTATTTATAATTTAATAAAAACACAAATTGATAAATTAAATGAATTTAAAGAAACTTTTAATTATTATAATAAAAATTATCCAAAATATTTTAATAATTTTATGAATAATTATTTAAATAATTTAATAGAAATTAATAATAATATTTTATTATAATAATTTTTTATTTTAAAAATGATTTTTAAAATAAATACTTATATTAGATAAATAATGAATAACAACTTAAAATTAATTCAAAAATATAATAAAGAAATGTCAGAAATGTTAAATATAGCATCAAAATTAGTAGAATGTAACAAAAAAAATTGCAAAAAAAAAATGGATGAATTAGAAAATTATAAAAAAAAAATTTTACAAGAAATTTCTGTTTTAATTGAAAAAGAAAAAACAACTATATCATATAAAGATTTTCAATCAAATTTACAAAAATTAACAGATGATTATATAAATAAAAAAGTAGTTATTTTATTTTTGGATAATATAAAAAAAAATGTTAAAAATGATACAAAAACAACTAAAAATTATACTAAAGAATTTAAAATATATCAAAAAAAAGTAAAAAAAAATTTAAAAATGTATATAAAAACACAAGAAAAAAAATATTATATAAATGAAACTAATAAATTATTAAATAAAATGATAGACAGTAAAGAAAATATTAATTTATTAAAATGTAGTTATGAAAAATGTTTAGAATTGCAAAAAAAAGATTTAATCATGGTTAAAAATTTTACAGAGAAACTATGTATAGAAAAAAAGAAAAAATCATGTAAAATATATAAAATGATAGATAATTTAGATTTAACTAAAATTACTTATAAAGACACTAATAAAATTATAAAATTAATAAAAAAAGGTTTATTTTAATTCATTTTGATATTTTTTTCTTTCGGAATAAATTTTTACTTTTTTTAAAGATGTTGATATCGCACTATCATACATCTTATATATAAAATTTTCAGTATGTAGCAAACAAGTATAATTTAAATTCCAAATTAATTCAGTTTTGTTATTATTATTAATAAATTTAATTTCTCCTTTATTACTATTAAAACTAGGTGCAACATATTCCTTATATAAAATTTTACTTGGATATGATGTATTTGTAATTACTTGATTTACAGTATTAAAAAAATTTAGTGAACGCATTGAATTAGTTCCATAAATATCACCAATTGTAATTATTTTTGAATTAATCATTGAATTAAAATGAAAATCGTCATACCAAACAATATTTAACCAATCATAGTATGTATCTTTCGGATTAGTATCTATATCAATTTTCCATTGTTTTGTTACATATCTTGGTTTTAAAATATCTAGTTTATTTAAATTCATACTAATATAATTAAATGATGTTACATAATTAATTATTAAACAAAATAATAAAAAATTATATTTTCTTAGCATATTCATAATTTATAATATCATTATTTTTTTATATAATTTCAATATTATCATAATTATCTTCTAACATTAGTTCATTATAATTATTAGAACATATTATACATAATATATCATTATTATCATAAAAATATGGTGCTGTAAATATATTATTACAAATTATACACTGTTTATTATTAATTGACATACTTTTAAAACTATCAATAATATTATTATCCATAATCTGAATATATTATATATTATAATATATAATATCATTTTTTAAAATTTATAAGAAAGATTTAAATAAATATGGTGTTTTATTAATAATTGCATTATTATTAATAAATTCTGATAAAGCATAATATGTAATTGCTAACATTGCTAATCTACCATTATTTAATTCTTTTAATTCTAAATCTCTTTTTGTAATAGGATCTTTATCAATATAAAGTTTTAAAGGATCAAATCCCAAATCCCCAGGCATTCTATCACTTTTATAATTATTATTTAAAGCAACCAATTCAATTGTTGTTGTAAATACAATAATACTCATAAAAAATACTGGATTAATTTTTTCCAGACCACCATTAAGAATAGAAGGAACTTTGTTATTATTAGATAATAAATTTGCAGATTGTGTAAGTTTGGATAAATTCGAATGAAAAAGTTCTGATAAAGGCCAACCTACACTTGCCAACATTGCTAAACGCCCATGTTTAATTTCTGCTTCTCTATATTTTTTTAATGTTTTAATATCTGTAGCACAATTTAATGGATCAAAACCTTTATTGCCTACCAAAATAGATGCTTTCCCATCTGATAAAATTGAATCTTTATTTAGTAAACCAAATTTAATTGCATTTCTTACATATAAATTACCACCATTTTCTTCACCAAATTTATCAATATTTGATAATCTTTCAAATTCCGCATAATCAATTTCATTATCTTTATTTAAATCACCATTTTTTAAAATTTCATTTTTACCATAATAATTATTTAATTCATTTGCATCAAGATATCCTGATTTATCAAGATCAACTTTATTAAAATCTCTGCTATTAATTTTATCTTGCATATTCAATTGACATAGACTATTTTTTTTAATTTTATTATAAATAGGTAATGTATTTGAATGTGTAAAACAATATGTACTATAAAACAATGTAGAAATAAATAAAAATATGCGCATATTTAATTATATTAATATACAAATTCTTTATATAAATTAAATAATAATTATTATATATAAAATATATATGAAATTAAAAACAAAATCAACAAAAAACAAAACAAATCAACAAAAAAACAAAATAAAATAAAGAGAAAACGAAATCAACAAAAAATAAAACTAATAAAAAAAACACAAAACAAAAAATATCTTCAATAAAAAATTAAGAAAAACATAATTAATTTTTATATTGATCTGCTTTAATTGGTTTTTTACAAATAATATCACCACAATGATCTCTATTTTGATAAACAGAATTTATATTTGTAAGTTTTGTATCGCATTTTTTTAAATTCCATCTACCTAATTTTGGCAATGATGTGATTTTAGCATGATAATTAATTATATATTGAATTATTTTTTTCATTATATTAAATATATTATATAATATTAATCATTTTTTTATTTATATTAAATAGAATTTAGAATATTATGCAATATAGTGAAGAAAAAAGAATATTTTTAATTATATTATTATGGATTGGTACATGGGGTGTGATAAATATATTAATGTATAGAGTAAAAAATTTTTATTTGAAAATTGCTATATATTTTAGTATTATACTTTTTTCATACACTTATTTAAAGAAACTAAAAATATAAATTTAAAAAATATAAATCTAAAAAATAAAAAAATGATAATAATTTATTAATAATGATATTATCAATTATGCTATCAACCACTGATAAAATGAGAATTCGCGAATTTGCAAATACAAAATTCAATACATTAAAAATTAATAAAAAAGAAATTGAAAATAATTATGAAAAAATTAAAATTAAAAATAATAATAATTATAATAATTATAATTATAATAAACTAGATAATAATTTTGAAAATAAAAATAAATATTTTAAATCTTTAAAACCTACTAAAAAAGGTGGTGGTAGAATTATTCAACCGGGTGGCGGTTTTAGAGGCAATTAAATATTATATAGTTTGATAAAAAAATTTATTTTTTTACTTTCATTTTTCTAGAATCCCATCCCCAATGCAACAAAGTTTGTCTTAATCTAGGATATATATTTGCATTATTATTACCTACTTCATTTATTTTTCTTTGTAATTGATTTCTAAATCTACCTTTAGGTCCAGCAGATTTTTTCCAACGATTTATTTGTCTTATATCATCATCTGTTCTTCTACCATTATAAAAATTACAATACCATTCAATCCAACCATATGGATCGTATTTTTCTTTTATCCAATTTTTAGACATCCAAAATTCATAACTAGTTCCAACCTCAACTTTATAATAATTAATATTTTTATCATAATTTTTTTGTGTTAGCATATTTAATGGTATTTTATTTAAAAATTTAAATTTTCTATGATGGTTTTTATATATTTTTTTTGTTTTCGGCGACTTAATTATTCGAAAATATGTACCACCCATTATTCCTAATTTAAACATACCTTTTGGTGTAATATTAGGTGTAAATTCAGGATAATCATAAAAATACATTCTAATATTAAAATTTATTTAAATTTAGAATAATATAAAAAAAAGTACATTTCATTAAAAATTTAAAAATATTAAAAAGCTTTATAAAAATTTAAAAATAATTAAGAAATGTACTTTTTTTTCTTGAATTTATAAAAAAATGATTGTATATAATAATCTAGAGATTATATCATGATTTTTGATAATCTTCCTGAAGATCTTATTTTCAAATGTTATTCTTACATTTATTATTCTCAATCTGATATGTTATTAGAAGAAATTCAAAAAAAATATATTAATACACAGTTAAATAAATGTGATGAAAAAAAATTAAAAACAATTTTTTATGAATTACTTAAATCATGGCATATTGAATATGCAAATATTATGATTGATGAATATAAAATAGAATATGAAGGAATCAAATTATATATTGAATCATGCAATGAATTATATGAGGATCGTATTAAATTATGGATAAATGAAATATTAGAATTAATTAATATTAATAGTTCAGATAAAAATAAATTAAATAAAAAGTATATTTATGATTACATTTAAAACGCTGATTATTTTTATAAATTATTTTCTTTTATAAAATTACTTATATAAATACCATTACGAATATGAACGTTGTCATCACTTAAATCTTTTCTTAAATATCCATTTTGATTTATATAATTATTATAAATATCAAAGAATATATATTCTTTTTCAATACATTTTTTTCTTAATTTTTCGTTAAAATATAAAACATATAATTTTCGTTCTTCATCTGTTCCCAAATATGGATATGCAGGATTTTCCAAAGTATTATATTTTTGAATAGGTGGGACAACATTATAAACACATACATTTTTTAGTTTAATTTGTGAAATGGATACATTTAATTCAATTGCTTCAAAATAATTATCAACAATATTATTTATAATATCTTGATATCTTGTTGTTTCTGTTATGTGTTTATGGATATGACATCTACAATCTATTTCACCTAAACAAAAAATAATAGTGTCTCCATCTTTAATATTAAAGTTGCGAATATCGCATCTATTTAATTTTTCTTTCCCCAAACTATAACATAAAACTGGTCCTAAATGATGATTTATTATTCCAGTCCAACCATTATTGGAATGACTATCTCCAATTGTATGAATTGACATATATATATATTATTTTAATTTATAAATAATAATTGTCTATTAATAAACCCACTGTTTTAGTAAATAATTATAATTTTGATTGCTTTTATTTTTACTTATTTTTTTATATTTGTTATGAAATCCATTATCTAAAATATGTTTTGCAAATTCATTAATTGATTTCTTATCTAAATTACAATGAGTTCCATATGTAATACAGTGACAAGAATAATAATCACAATCACAAAAGAATTTTTTTTTTTGCATATCTTTAACCAATTCATTATGAATAGTATTATAAGAATTATTTAATACAATAGAAAGACTTCTTTTAGCATTATTATTAATGGCAACTGAAAGAGACATTATTATTTTAATATTTTTATACTTATATAAATTAAATCATTTTTTTTTTATATAATTTAATAAAAAAAATTTTAGTGTTTATTATCTAGTCTCATATAATTATCATAATAATGTTTATGGTAATAAGTATTATTATCTAAATTTTTATTTATTTTAAGTACAATATAAGAAACAATACTCATTTGAATTACACCAAATAAAATAACAGAGATACTACCAATTAAAAAACCCCATATAATCCATAAAAATTTTATTATTAATAATAATCCAAAAGTATTTATATCTAAATCATCAGTTTGATTAGTTAAATAAACTTTGTATGTTTGAGGAATATAAGCAATAATAGATAATAGTCCTGCTAAAGATGCAATAAATTCGGCCAAAATAGAATATTTTACTATCATATATATTAATTTAAAAGAAAAATAATTTATCTAGAACTTATTTACAACATTTATAAGATTTTCTATGCCATTTTGTAATACCATATAATTTTATAGCATTTAAATGTTTAGAAGTTCCATATCCTTGATTATTTAATAAATCATATTTTTCTAATTCCTTATTATTTTCAACTAATTTAATAATATTTTCAGTATGTTGTTCTTTTGCTAATATAGATGCGGCAGCTATACAAGTATATATTGAATCACCTTTATTAATACATTCATATGGTATAATTTCTGAATTTACACCAGGTGGAATATATGGTTTAAAATATGGTCCATCGATATAAATTTTATTAAAAGATTTTTTTTTATATGCAATATCTGCTGCTAAATTCATTGCTTTTAATGTAGCATTTAAAATATTAATATCATCTATTTCATCTACACCTATAGAAGCAATACCATAAGTTATTGCATTTTTTTTAATATAATCTGCTAAGAATTTTCTTTTTTTTTTACTAAGTTTTTTGGAATCTTTAATTTGATTATAAATATCATTTTCTTCAGTTGTTTCTGGTTTTTTTAAAACTACACATGCACTAACTACATCACCAATTAAACCACCTCTATTTGATTCATCAATACCTGCTTCAAAATTATCATTTGGTAAAATATAAGTAGTCATAATAATTATTTATATATAATTTAATTATATCATTTTTTAAAAATATTAAAAATATCACTAAATGTTTTTATAATTGTTAAAAATACGAAAATAGTGCCTAATAATAATACACCATTAAATAAATAATTTCGTTTAGCATTTGCAATTGCAAGACTTTGCGTAAAATATCCATAATACCACTCGGCTTTTAATGCATTTTTATGAATATTTATAATTATTCCCTTTTTATTATCTGCATTACCAAATAATGTTGTAAATATACTTATAAATGTAGCAATAATCCATATTATACCCATAAGTATATAATTAATAACATTAGAAAATTGTTTCCATGTAAGAATTATTAAATTATATGAAAGAAATAAATAAATAATCATTAATAATGATAATAGAAAAAAATTTATATATACAATAATATTTGAAGAAAAAGTATTATCTAATATATTGATATTAATTAAATTTGTAGTTTTATTAATATTACATTCGCTAATATCTTTAATAATATCTCCTTTATGATTTTTAAAATTAATATCACATTTATTTAATGATTTAAATCCTGGCATAGAACTATCTTCGACTTTTGCATTTTCATTTAATTGATAATCTTTTATCTTATTTAAATTAATATCATTTAAATCTTTTTGATTAAAATTATTAAATGAATTATTAGTATCAATAGATTTTAATACTTGTTCTTTATTATAATTTGGATATTGAAGTCTATTATATATTTTATCATTTCTATTATATTTTGTTATATTACTAATAATATAATCATTATAACTTTTGAAATGTTTATATTTTATATCATCCTTATTTTGAAAACCAAAACAAGATTTGCAACATGCTTGTAATAATAATAATAATTTATTAAATTCCCATGAATTTATATCTAAATTATTAATAATAGATAATTCTTTTTTCCAATTATAAAATTTATCACTTAGATTATCATATGTTAAAAAATCACTTAATTTTTTAGAAATATTATATGCCTTTATTAAAATAAATTTATTATTATATACTCTTTCTGGATTATAATTAAGTTCATTTCTATTATCAATTGGTGGTATTATATTTAAATGTGATATTGGTTCTGTTATAATATTCATTATAGATTTTTTTATATCATTATGAATGCTATTAAATATTAATTCTGAAGTATCTTTTTCATTTATTTGTGTTAAAATATCATTATTAATTTCATAATCATAATCTTTCTCAATACGTTTATTATATTTTTCTATAATATTATCAACTAAAGTAAATTCTGATTGATATAATTCAATTAAATCTTCTTTTGTTGATCCTAATAATATTATCATTGAATATGGCGTATGTGGAAAAGTATTTTTTAATCTACCATTATCTATTAAATCACGGTTTATACATTTTGTTATATTATTTTCATTATCTTTTTCATTTATTGGAATACTACCAAAGTTGCATGGTTTATAGCATATATTTTTTTGTTTTGATAATGATAATTGAGATGAATAATTATTACCATTATGATAATCGGGTATAGTAAACCAATCATACCATCTTTCATCACATATATCAGGATTATCTTTATTATATGATGATAATAACTTAATAATTATTTCATGATTATCAGGTTTTTTTAATTTTTTAATTCCATCAGTACTACCAGTTTCAATTGATGTTTTCCAGGGTCCCAAAGCTATTTTATCGTAAATTTCACATTGATTATTATTATTTTTAGTTAACCATATATTTTTATTTTTTAAAGCACAATTTGGTTCGCCTTTACTATTACATAATGAGTATTTATAATTTTTTTCCTTACCAATATCTTGCTTTTTATGTAAATCAATTTTGTTAATATCATCCTTACTAATTATACTAAAATCAAAAGAATTGTTTTTTTCATTATATAAATTATTATTTATTGCTAAATCAATACTGCATTTATTACCAATAGTTTTATCTTCTTCTTTTATACATATATCTTCATTTAATTTATTTTTTTCAATACTTGGATCTGTATATTTTATATTATTAACATAATTTGATTTTGTCATTACTCTATTAATATAATTTAATATAAATATATTAATATTTAAAACTAATTAACAGGATTTGGTTTTGATTTTGAAATACAATATAATCCGTCTGTTTCATATAAATTACTTAAAATTTTATTATCTAAATTTTTATATCTAGCATTACAATCTAAAACATATTTATCTCCTTCAATATTCCATGGAAATATTAAAGATGATGTATCATTTAATGAATAATCTTTATCGTCATTTTTATTTTTATATTTTTTGATACTTTCTGGTAATTTATTTGCATCTGTATCTGTACTATAATAATCTATATATGGCAATTTCCATTCTATATTTTTTGGTTTTATTAATGATATAGCAGTGTTTTTATGATTTTCATCATCGATTGATTTATATATTTTTTTTTTTATTTTATCATTTAATATACTATAATCTATAAAAGATATATTATCAACTCTTTGTATATCTGCTTCATTTTCTTTATTAATTGGACGATCAAATTTATTATTTTCAATAAATGAAATACCTGTTGTCCCTTTTAAAACAGATGAAGCAGTATCTAAACTATCATAAAATAATTTATTAACAACAGTAGCTCCTTTATAATCATTAACACTTTTTTTAAAAAAATTAAATGTATATTCTAATGGATTATCAAAACATTGTTTAAAATTAAATTTTACTTTGGAACCACAACTATTATAATTATTGGAACATTCAGTCTTATTATCATTATTTGGTTCTTTTGATTTTTTTTTACTATTATAACTAATTTCTGCTCCAAAAATTAAAAATACTAACAAAAATATAAATATAACAACTGCTATTACCCAACATATTAAAGCAACTGGATGTGATTTGCAAAATTCAATAAATAAAAATATTACTCTATGTATAATTTTACCAATTTTTTTTATAATACTCCATACTGCTATGGTACATCTTTCAATTAATCTTTGAAATATAGCAAGTTTTATTGGAAAATTTTTAGTATTTTGAACTTCTTCCTTTCCTATTTTTTTTTTCTTTAATGCAATATCAGCATCTATTTTTTCTTGATTAATTTGAACTAATGCATTTTGCGATGCTTCTGCATTAGAAGCAACATCAATTTTACTTTTAATTTTATTCAAATAAATACTATATTCTTTTGATTTTTTTTTCATAGAATGCGAATTTAATGGAAAAATTTGTAATTCTTTTGGATAACTTGGAGTATGTTGTTTTTTATCCGCTTCGTCATTATCACTTAATTCTTCTGGTAATTCTGAATTATTGCCAAAATTTTCACCTGTAACCATAACAGATGGTTTATCTATTCTTTCAGTTTCAGTAGATTTTTCTATTTCAGTTTCACTAGGTTTTTCTGTTTCAGTTTCACTAGGTTTTTCTGTTTCAGTAGTTTTTTCATTTTCAATTTCATTTGTTTTATCATCTTTTTTCTTCCCAGAACCAGTTACATTAATCTGAACACTAATATTATTACCATTTTTTTTTACTTCAGTTGTATTATTTTCATCAGTTTCATTATCACTTATATCACTTGTTTTATTAGTATCAAATACTTGATTACTCAATTCTCTACTTTTATTAATAGTATCTGCAGTTGTTTTTGCAATATTATCAACAGTATCTGTTAAAATATCACTACCTTGTTTTATAACTTTTTCCATAGTTTTATCATCAATACCTACTTTTTTTGCAATATTGGTACCCTGTTCTATAATGTTATCCATTGTTTTTATACCTATAGCGCCCATTGGTGTAGATGATATAGCCTTTTCGGCTACTTTACCGAATGGAGTATTTCTTAAATCTAAAGCAGAATTTGCCAATTCACTAATATCTAAATTTGATTTAGTACCACCTGATTGTTGTATAATATCTAACTCATTTTGAAATACATCTCTTATTTTTTGATCTTTAATTTTAGAAATTAATAATTTAGCTTTTTTAAACTTTTCGTTAATTTCATTTTCTTTACTAGATTTTTTTTTTATTATAGCATTATTAGCGCTTTCTTTAATTAAATTAAAATAAGATGATTTCTTTTTATAACTCATTACTATATGAAAATAAAAAATATTCGTTATTTTAAAAGCATATAATATATATTCTATTGATATATAATAAATGAAAAAAATTATTATTATTATAGCAACTATTTTTATATTATATTCATTATGTTATTTTATATTTCCAGAAGAAATATCTATATTTCAATTTAAAAAAGATAAGTTAAATATTGAAAATTTAATATTAAAACAACCTATCGTAATTGAAGATCAAATAGATAGTAAATTTATCAATGATGTATTTAAATATAATAAAATTAAGAAATTTGAATCAAAAAATATATGGGAAAGATTACCTTACAAATATACAATATTATATGCAAATAATGATACTAACATTTTTATATCAAATCCTAAAGAATTTAAAAATGTTACACCAACCAAAGATGATATTGTAATAGATATTAAATTAAAAAAAAATAAATGTTTAATATTGCCTTTTAAATGGTATTTTTCATTAAATAAAAAAGAAGATATATTAATATATGGAATACATGACTATATAACCTTATTTTTTAGTTTTCTTTTTAACTGATTTATTTGGCACATTATCACTATCATTAATATATTCTGTTTCAATATTATTTTTATGTTCTAACCATTTTTTATGTAATTCTTCTAATTCAGAAATCCATATATTTTGTATATTAGTTTTCTTAAGAGTATCTAATTTATTTTTCAATTCATTTACTTCTTTTTCTAAAATAATTTTTCTATCCATTGTTAATTGTGAAATTGGCATTTTAAGTAAATAATTATATCCCTTAATAATATTATTTGTTTCATCATCTATTTCATTATCTGAATCTTTATATATTTTATGATAATTTAATTCTGTTAATCTTTTTGCAATAGTTTCTAATTTAATATTCATAAGTTTAATATTACCTGAAATAACATCAAGAATAAATCTAATTTTTGAAGATAGTATATTATAATCCTTTTCTAAATTTTTAACTAAACAATTCTTTCTTTCAAAATATTTTTGTAAACGAATTTTAGACCAGTCTTTAATAATTGTTACTGTATTTTTATATTTTTTTATAGAACCTGCATCTGAATATAAATGCATATTATTAACACTTAAATTTTTGGTTGATACTAATTTAAAATTATTTTCAAATTTATCTGAATTACTATGAATAGTTCTCGAACCCGGTGTAAAATATAATATAAATTTAATATTTTTAGCTGTATAATGACTTTCAAATGATTTTAGATTATACAGATTATTTTGTATTATAGTTTCTAAATATTCTTTATAATTTTCTGTCCAAGTTCCGATTGGTAATTCTGTAATTTCAAGTGTTGTATCATTTAACCAATTATATATACCTTTACTTTCAAATTGATCCTTATCACTTTTTGTAATTGTCCCTTTAAAACCTAAATAATATGGTACAAATTCACTAATTTCAATATCATTAATAATATTATAAGCATCATTAAAATCTTCTAATTTATTAATTTTTATATTATTACTATTTAAATTATTACAAATTGAAATACAAGTGTTAATAATATCTAATGGATTATATTGTGGAATATTTGTCGAAAATCCTGTGCCAATACCAACTCCACCATTTACTAAAATCATTGGTATAACTGGAATATAATATTCTGGTTCAATTATATTACCATCTTCATGTAAATAATTTAAAATACATGAATCTTCTTCTCTAAATATAAACTTTGTTAATGGAGATAATAGTGTATATATATATCTAGGAGATGATGAATCATTACCACCTTGAATTCTAGAACCAAATTGACCATTTGGTGATAATATGTTGATATTATTAGTTCCAACATATATTTGCGCCATACCAATAATTGCAGATTGTAATGACGATTCACCATGATGATAAGCAGTAACTTCACTTACATTACCAGCAAGTTGTGCTACTTTAATTTCAGTATTATATAATTTTCTTTTAATACAAGCATACAAAATTTTACGTGTACTTTCTTTAAGACCATCGCACATATGATTAATAGATCTTTCTAAATCACGATTACTATAGTGTATGAATTCTTTATTTATAAATGATTCATAATTAACAATAGGTTTATTATAATCTAATATATTATTTTTATCATAATTTAATAACCAAGTTTTTCTATCATCTGCGCGTTTTTTATTAAATGCCAAATCTATTTTTTCATCTGATTCTTCATTATATTTATAAGTAATTTTTTTCATATTTCTAAAATAATCCTTAGCTTCTTCATCGGTTGAAGTACCAAGCCCTTTATAATATTTTATTTTCCAATTACCAGTTTTTCCATCGCTTTCTAACCAATTTTCATAATCTGTCATATTATAAAATGATATTGTTTCGGTTTTATTTGAAGCTTTAATAATTGGAGTTAACATTGATGTTAGAAAACCATCTATTTTATATAATGAATTCCATAATGTTTGAAATACATTAAATAATAATCCTTTGATATGACTACCATCATGATCTTGATCTGTCATAATCATAATACTACCGTATCTTAAATTTGAAACATCGTTATATTTTTTATTTTGTTCTAATCCTAAAATCTTTTTTAAAGCAGTTATTTCAGCATTATCACTTATTTTTTGTATGGATGCATCTTTTACATTTAAAATTTTACCTCTTAATGGAAACACACCATATTTATCTCTGCCAATAACACTCAAACCTGATATTGCCATTGTTTTTGCCGAATCTCCTTCTGTTAGGATTAAGGTACATTCAGAACTATTTTTTGTACCAGCCATATTAGCATCATCTAATTTAGGAATAATAATTTTAGAAGTTTTTTTACCATCTGTTTTAACTAATTTTTTTTGATCATGGAATTCAGTTAAACTCAATGCCTTATCTATAATTCCAGATTTATATAATTTATCTATAAATTTATCACTTAATTCACATTTTGAACCAAATTTACTTGTTTGTGTTGTTAATGTTTCTTTTGATTGTGAATCAAATGATGGATTAACTATAATACTTTTAACAAATATTATAATATTATCTTTGATATGCTGTGATTTTATTGTTTTCTTTTTTTTACTTTGTACCATATCAGATAATCTTTTAATAATATTTTGTATAATATAATCAACATGTCTACCTCCCCTAATTGTATTAATTCCATTTACAAATGAAATCTGTTCATGAATACCTGTTTTAGATAATCCAACAACAACTTCCCATCTTTCATTGCAAACTTCATAAACAAGTGGTGTTTCATTTTTATCTACAAATAATTCTGCATATTTTTCAAAATCTTTAATTAATAATTTCTCATTATTAAAGTAAATTGATACTTCTTTACTTGTTGTAGCACATGCATCTATTATACGTCTTCTAAATAAATTATATATATCATCAGTTAAACCACTTTTTAATCCAAATTTTTCATAATCAGGAAGAAATGAAATTTGTGTATATGGTTGTTTTGAAGATGCTCTTACAGATGGTTTAGATCTTTCAGTCATATTCTTCGAAAATTGTTGAGTATATATTCTTTTAGTATAATGATCTACAGTTTCAATATTAAATTCTTTTGAAAATATATTTGTTAATTTTGCACCAAAACCATTTTTACCACCCCAGGTTTTTTCTTCTGTTTTGTCATAATTTGTTGATGTTAGTAACTCTCCAAAAATCAATTCTGGAATCCAAACATTATTATAATCTTTATGTTTTTCAATATCAATACCATTTCCATCATTATATATAGTAATGTATCCTGTTGATTTATCAATGGTAATTTTAATATTTTTAACAAATTTAATATTTTCTTTGGTTTCTGTTTTTAAACGCATAGAATGATCTATTGCATTTACAACTACTTCGTCAAATATTTTGAGTAAACCAGGAATATAAGTTATATCTTTTTCAATCATTTTCTTTGAATCATCATCATATATATATGTTTTGATTCTTGTTAATTCAGTCGAACCAATATATGTATCAGGTAATGATTGAATATGTTCTAATAATTCATATTTTTTATATTTATCCTCTATTTTTTTACTCATAATAAATACGCTTTTATTATATATTATAAAATAATTATTATATCATTTTTTTTTCTTATAGAATGTAATTTTAATATTGAAATTATTATTTAAGTTAAATAATACATTATAAAATTGATTTGATATAATTGTACCTACATAATATGATAACGTACTTAAAATTATTGTTTTAAATAAAGCTATTAAACTATATTCAAATTCTTTAGTATTAATATCTATATTATCATGATTACAATATTTAATAAAAAATATAATAGAATCATATATTATAATTTTTAATATTATTAAATATATATTTCTAATTCCAAATATAATACCATAAATAAAAAATAATAATGAATTTGATGCATAATAAGTATATTTATTAATTTCATTTTTTTCATCTAAATATAAAAATTTATCAAAAAAATTATTATTATAAGTACATTTAACTATATATATTATAACTAATGTTATAAATGATATTAATAAATATATATATGCTAATATTGATTTAATAAACATACACTTAATTATCTAATATAATAAAAATAATTTTATTTTATTAATTCATATAATTCTGTTGCAATTGATGAAATTGTTTTATTTTCTACATCAATTATAAATAAATTTTTGGGTGATATAATTTTACTTAATTTTAATATATTACTTTCGTGTAATTCATGTAATCTTTTTATATATTTGATATCTATATTTTCTTCACTTGTTCTATTTCTTTTTTTTATTCTTGCTAAACATGATTCCGGATTAGATCTTAAATATATATATATATTATCCTTCCACATTAAATCTGTTTTTTTATGTAGATCTAATAGTATATTATATTCGGCTTCTGTAATTAATTTATTTTCTTTTGCTATTTCAATAAAAGTATATTTGATAAAAAATGGACTTCGTTCTACTAAAATATTATTTGTATTAATTGATTGAATCCAACATCTATCTAACCATATTCTAACTTGAAAATTAAAAATATTATTTTTTTCTATATACATATTGTTCAAATATGGTTGCCAATTATCAACTGGTTCTAAATCAACGGGTAATTTAAGAACTTTATGTAAATGATTTAATACACCTGTTTTTCCACAACCAATATTTCCATCAACTGTAATTATACCCATTTTATAATTAAATAAAAATAAAATTTATATCATTTTTTAAATTAATAATTTTTTCATTTTTGATTTTGATAATATATTTTTAATACTTTTTAATGTTAATAATTTTTTTTTTGATTTTGATTTTAATAATTCAACTATACTATATAAATTTAACTTAATGATATTTACTAATTCTTGTTTTGTTGATTTATCTATTTTCATTTTATGTCCTTTTAAGATCTTACCTACTAACATTAATAATGTTTTATTAAAACTACAATTATTATTTTCACATCCACCATTTTGCATTGATACTGGTAATGCTTCTCTTATTAAACCTTTATCCCATTGTATATTTTGTACGTTTGTTCCTTCTGGTGCATTATATAATTCTGAATCATCTCCTCCAAAATAAGAAATTGGAAAAACTGTTCCGCCTTTCATAGTTTTTTTTGTTTTTGTCATGCACATTTTATTAATATACATTTTTCCTATTTTTAATGTATTATTATTGATTTTATTAGTATTTAACACTAAAATTGCAATAATTGACATTAAAGTAGTTATATTATATACTACCATATTTATATTAAAAGCAAATTTATTTACAACTGCTTTATTATTATGAATTAAATTTCTCTTATTTAACAAAAACTTAGAATAATTATTCAATTTTTTTGTATTAATCATGTGTTCTTCTATAAAATAGAATGAAAATAAATTTAAAAATAATCTATTTATATATTTTAGATTAGATATGAATAATAATTTAGGATTAGGAAGAATTGATACAACTATAGATACTAAATTTAAAAACAAAAATAATTTTGTAAAAAATACAGAAAATGGTACAAATATTATATCTAGAACATATGCATTAAATGATTTAACCGGACTATATTTTTCAAATGATAATATTAACTTATTACATGATGAAATTAGAAAGTATATATATTTTAATACTAAAAACAATCAAATTATTGGTAAACAAAGTGATACTGAATTAAAAATTATAATGAAATCTATTTATTTATCTAATAGACCGAAATTAAGTGATTATAATAAAATTTTAGAACAGGTAAAATATCTTAATAGATTAGTTATATTAGAATGTACTAGAATTATAAAAACAAATTTATCACAACATTTACACTATGTTAAAGAATTAAATACAATGCCTCAATTTCAAGAATTGCCTAAAAATGTATCATCAAAAGGAACTAAAAATCTAGAAATGTATAAATAATTATATCTATTTATAATAATAGATATAAGATAAAATATGGGAAGACGACATATTGAAAAATTTCACAGTGATAAAGCTACTGGTGATTTTGATTATGACGATTTAAAAACATTTGATGAGAATATGGCTATTTATCGTTCTTTATTACCCGAATATGACAAAAAAACTTTTGATAACAAAAGACAATCAAAATATTGGTTAACTTTTACTGTATGTGTTTTATATGGAACAATAGCAATTATTATTTTATTATTAGGTTATTTTACTAATTGGGGTAATTCTTTGCTATTCAATGAATTATATATGTTTACTGTTACATTTATTATTGGAACAATATTTGTTATTATATATTTAACTTATAAAGTATATACTTTCGATTTCCCTACTCTTGAAAAAGAAATGGGATACGACAGTGCTTATTGTCCGGATTATTGGAATAGTTCTTTTACTTTTACTAATACTGAAAATGGTACAGATCATGATGAATTAGATGCTGATGGAAAAAGAAAAAATTATTTCGGCGATAAATACAACAAATCACAATTTAATATGAAATGTCATATTAAACCAAATTCTGGTGTTTATACTAGTACTGATTTATTTAATGAATTAAGAAGTGAAAGAAATTATAAAAAACCTACCGGTAATACATATCCCCATGATAGTAAATTAATTGTTGAATTAGAAGATAAAAGTGTTCCTGATTTTATTAATAATACTGGATTAAATACTGAAACTAATGAATATAATGAATTTAGAAAAGTCGCTGCAAAAATGTCTGGTTATAGTTATAATATTCATGGTGGTGGTAATGAAGAATTACTAAAAAATAATTCTTTTGCATTAAGAGATCCAAACGGTAATTATTATGACTCACCTAGAAAAATCCCGTTAAAATGTGATACAGTATATCCTTTATATTTAGCAAAAAAAGACTTCGATTATGCTAAAACTAATAAAATAAATAATTATAATAAATTTAGATGTGCTTATTCTAAAACTTGTGGTATTCCATGGACTGAAGCAGGATGTTATTAATTTATTTCATTATTGCTTTTATTGTTGCTTGTGGATTATAATTTTTCAATATAAAATCATTATATTTTAAATTATTTATCCAATTTATTTTTTCTTCTATAGTACTTTTTATTGATGGTGGTTCTGATAATATTTCTAATTCTACATTTGTATTATTTATTTCTCTTTTTAATTGTTCTTTAACAACATCAATATGTTCTTCATATATATGTGTATCAGCAATAGATATTGCAATCGTTTTAACATCTAAATGTAATACTCTGGCTATTATTTTTGTTAGTATTGCTGTACTTGCAATATTAAATGGTAGTCCTAAAAATAGATCGCTGCTTCTCATTGTCATCAAACACGATAAACCATCAGAATTTTTATAAAAATTATAAATCATATGACACGGTGGTAGTGCCATTTCAGATAATTGTAATGGATTCCAACCTGTTAAAATTGCTCGTCTACTATTATTTGGTTTTAATAATTCATCTATTACATATTTTATTTGATCTACACCTTTTTCGTCGCCACATTTGTAATATTTTTTTCCAAAATTTCTCCATTGCCAACCATAAATTGGTCCTAATTCATTAACTTCATAATTATTAAAACCATTTGCATCTAAAAATTCACGTGTTGAATTTCCATCCCATATATGTACTTTTTTATCTTGTAATTCTTTAGCATTTGTAGATCCTTTTAAAAACCATAATAATTCTTCTAATACACCTTTAAAATATACTTTTTTAGTAGTTAATAATGGAAAATTAATATTTATATTTTCAAACTTTATCATATTTCCAAAAGTACTATATGTATTTCCATTTCTATTTTTTATATTTTCACCATTTTTTAATGTATCTTCTAATAATTTTAAATATCCTAATTCATTTTCATAGTACATTTTTCTTTAATTATATTATTAATATTATATTAATAAATTTTTATATAAATAATATATAGAATGAAAGAAAAAAAACAAACTACAAACAAAGTAGGAAGCGGTGTATTATCAAATATGAAATCAGCGTTTAGTAATTTAGTCAGTAGAAAATCTTCATCAAATACCTCAAGTCAATCAACGACCCGGAAACCTCGTCCTTCCGTGAGAGCTCGTCCTACCTCGAGATTCAATCCTTCTTCCACGCGTCGTACTCGCGGTCCATTGAGTAGTAATACCTCGAATATACAAAAACTGGTTTCAAACACTAGTCAATATCAATCGCAAAAATTAACTCCAACAAGTTCGTTTTCATTTAGTTCTTCTCAACAATCTCCGTTATTATCAATAAAACCAACGTCATCACCTAAATTACCACCTTTACAGTCTGATTCTATATCTCATGCATCCGTTACCCCTCAACCCCCTACTCTTGATATTTATAGTGAAACAAATAATTTATTAATAATATTAATTACAAAAATGAGAGAATTAATGACTAGTCACTCAACTACTAATGATTCTGATTTAAAAAAATTATTAATTTTTTTTAAAAAATCAGATAGTAAAATAGAAGATGCTTTAATTGAAATTGATAATACTAAACAAAAAACATTAGAAATGTCTCTTTTAAAATTTAATTATATTATAGAAAAAAATTGCAGTGGTTGGAATGCACCCAAATGTGCTATTGCAGAACGATTACTTGTAGCTGATCTACAAAAAATTTATAATATATTAAAATTATTCAAAACTAATTTAAGTATAAGCGATAAAAAAATAAAAATACATGAATTTATTGATATATTTATAACTAACTTAAAAAATATAATTGATAGTAATATATATCCAGAATTACAACAATTTTCTGATAATGTAAACACAATTTATAAAAAACTATATACTAAAGGTGGAAAAAAAACTGTAAAAAGAAAAAAAACAGTAAAAAAGAAAAAAAATGCTAGAAAAAAAAATGCTAAAAAAAAAAATGCTAAAAAAAAATGCTAAAAAAAAATGCTAAAAAAAAGTCATATTATAATTCTAAATTTAAATTAGTCTCCTTAATCTATTATTAAATTCTTTTGTTCTTTCTTCTAATTCTTGTATAGAATCACTACTACTATAAGTAAATGCTGGTAATGATAATAATTTATAATTATATGGTATGTCGTCAGAAGTTTGACTCGCGCTCCAATAAGGATAAGTATTTACTTTTAATAAAGAACCATTTTCTATCCCTTTTTGAATTAATAAAACAGTTTCATCAGATGTATCTTCAAATAACATATCATCTCTTGAAATTATTGGCCCCTGATGTAAAATTTGATCCTTTCCTCCCCAATAATTACTTTTAAGTAATACATCAAAATCTATTGATCCAATAGTTATTTGTGATATAATGTCATACATATTAAAATGATTACTGCTGTATTGCGCTGGTTTATATTTTGATTTTAAGAATATTTTTTTTGTTGTATTTATATTTAGTTCTAATGTTGGTTGTTTTGTAAAAAATTTTATTTTTTTAAATACTTCTTTTTTTTGTTCTATTGTTAATATGTCTTTACCCATTGCTAAATTTATTGGTTCTACACCTTTATTGTTACAATCTAATATATAATTATATAATGGTATTGTATCGTAACAATGTGTTATTATTTTTCCATTAGATAATGTTGTTTTTATTTTTGATAAATATTTAATTTTATTTAAATGCAAATCTCCCAAAGTTTCCAGTGTTATTGGGTCATTACTATTTAGGTCACATCCTACATATTTTTGTCTTGGAGATTTTCCAGATGGAGTTAATGATTTGGCATATTTTTTTAATTTAGGATTATTTGCTTCAAGTGCTAGTTTTAATTTTAAATCTGATTTTGATAATACTTCTTTATTTTTTTTTGATTTAAATTTTGTTAATGATTTAGCAGAAACTTTTAAAGGTGAATAACTTAATCTTAACGAATTTCTATCATTTATTACACTTTTTGCTCTTGATAATTTTACTGAAAAATATGGTGATAAATATTTATCTAAATATTTGTCATTATATTCTTTTAATTTTTTATCATAACTTTTTAATTCTTTTTTAAATTCTTTTTCTTTTTTTGAATGTTCTTTTAATTCTTTCTCTTTTTCTGATCTTTTTCCTGTTATATGTGATGTCATTTTATATCTTTGTAAATCTTGACTAATAACAGGCGCCTTAGGCATTTTAGGTGGTTCGGGTAAATTATTGTAAGGGTCTATAACTGGTTCGTACAATACATTATTCTTTTCTTGTGATTCTTTATGAACTGTCTCAATATCAAAAATAGAAGAAATAAAAAACATTTTGATATTTTTTATTTCTTCTATGCCAATTAAATTGTCAATTTTATTTTTAAGTATTGAATCTGTTTTTAAAGATCTATAGTTGTAATAAATTTTATTAAGAATATATTTTTGTTCTTCAGTTATTATATCTTTAACCATTACCCATAATATTTTTAAAAATGTTTTAATATTTATTTTTTCAGTATTATCACTATTATACATTGAACCTAATATTAAATTTAATATGGTTTTTAATCTATATTTATTGTACTTTATACTATTATCTATATATTCAATTTTTTTTTTATTATCTAATCCTACTTTTGTATTACCATACAAAAAATAATCGTTAAATATTATAGAATATAATCTTTTTATAGAAAGTATATAATGAGTAATTTCATATATATATTCTATAAACAATTTTAAAAGAGGTGGAACTTTATATGACCATGAACCATCTGAAACTGTTGTGTGTTTAACTTCAAAATTTATGCCTTTATTTTCTTCGCTTGTAAATGTTAACATACTATCAAACACTTCTTGACAATCCATATCAACAGCTTTAACTAATTTTATTTGATTTTCAATAGTTTCATATAAAAATTCTTGATTATCTATATATATTTCTTTAATATTGTAATCATTAAAATATTTTTTATTTTTTTTTAGATAAAAATGCATAAATAAATGGTCATAAACTGTATAACCCATTTTATCTAATATCTTTTCTTTAGTATAAATTAAGTCTTTTTGTTTTACTAAAAAATCTATCCATTTATTTTCTACATTATCATCACTGTAAAGACTTTTTAAATTTTCAATATAATCTATTTCTTTAAAAACATAGATATGATCTGTTGGAAGTTGTTTTCTTATATTTTCAAATACTTCAGGATTCATAATATCAGTTAGCTTTAAATCTTTTGTTAAGTGTGTTATAAATTTTTCATATAATTTGACATATTCGCTTTTTAGAACTATTGAAGTTTTAACTTCACTACCATTATAAGGATTTAATGTCGAATTTTCTTTCCATTTTTTAATTGTTTCTACTATATCTTCTTTTTGAGAAGTAGCAGGTTGAGATTGCATCATTATCGATTTTGATATTTTTGTAAAAGTTGTTGAAGGTATATTATCAAACAATTTAAGTTCTTCACTATCTGTAAACTTATCCTTATTATTTAGAAACCACTGTAATATTAAATTATAAACTCCATATTCACTTGTAGTGTTAATTTGTATTTTTGATGTAGTAAGTAAATTAGAAATTTTATTATTATGTTGACCAGCATATTCAACAGCAGTACCTTTTAACCAATTAATTATTTCAGGTCTATCTTTATTATAAAGTTTATCTAAGTCCTTAAATAAATCTTTTTGTTTTTTAAAATCTGTTTTACTCATTTATCTATTACTTTAATATATTAAATATTTTACTAAATTAGTATTATTAAATTATTTATTTATTTTTTTACTATTACGTATTAAATTTCTTATCAATTCCATTTCATTTTTATATAATTCAGATGGTTCTTGTAATAATATAAATGTTAATAATTGGTCGATTATCTCTTCATATTTCCATGGTTCCATTTTTAAACATATATGCTCTTTATTTTCTTTTGCAAATTTTTGCATTAATTCTGTTTTTTCATTTATTAATTGTATTATTGAATTATTTAAAGTTTTCATCATAAAATCACCTTGCATTTTTACTAATGATTTTTTTTCATTACAAAATATATTATTATTTTCAGGATAATTATTATTAAAATGAATTTCTTTTGTTAATGTACTTGGAATATTATAAGATTTTTTAAATATTTCTAACATTCTTTCATAATTTAAAAAATCTAATCTTTCACTACCATAGTTATTTATACATAAATTAATATTATTTTGACTTTCTATGTTTAATTGCCTTTCTATATTATTTTGTGTTTCTATATTATTTTGCGTTTCTATATTTCCCAAATTTAATTGACGTATATCATTATTTAAACTTTCTTGATTACTTATATAATTTTTACTTCTTATTTGATATATACATTTATTTCTTGCAATATGTCTTGATTTACTATGTCTATTTGTAAAAGATATCAAACATCTAGGACATGTTAAATCATCAATGCCTTCGCATTTAGATTCATGTAGTAATAAATGTTTCTTAGTTTTGTATATTTTTTTACATTTTTTACAAAATAATAGTGGGATAACATTTTCTTTATTTGGGATAACAATTTCTTTATTTGGGATAACATTTTCTTTATTTGGGATAACATTTTCTTTATTTGGGATAACATTTTCTTTATTTGGGGTAACATTTTCTTTATTTTGGGTAACATTTTCTTTATTTATTACAATACTATTCTTATCAATTTTATCAACATGACACTTACTATTACAATGTCTTTTTAAATCGTATTTACGATTAGACGAATAATCACAAAAATCACATTTATGTTTTTTTGCGTCATTTTGCGTCATTTTGCGTCATTACTATAAATAGTATATAATTTTATTTTTAAATATAAAAAATATTATCATAATTTTTTTAATTTTTTTTACGCAATATAATATGCCTCATTTCATACTAACTTACGTTTTTTCACGATACTTTTTTAACATTTTATTATAATTATGTATTATTATTATGTTAATAAAAATATATACATATAAGTATTGAATTTATAAAGCTTTTTTTTTACAAAAAAAATCTCAAATTTTTTTTACAAAAAAACGACGCAAAATATCTGATAACAATAATATATTAAATATAATTTAACTAATAACAAGATAGTGCTGACGCAAATCCCATTTTTTTTGTAACGCAATAAGTTTTTGAAAATATAGTAAATTATTATTAAATATATATCAGTATAATTTATATACTTATGAAATATTTATAAATTTAAATTTGCCAAAAATGAAGAAATTGTCACCCCATTTTGACAAATTGTTACCCCAAAATGCCAAAATGTTACCCAAAATAAAGAAATTGTTACCCCTTACGAATAAACATAAAATAATATATATATATTAAAAAAATGTTATCATAAAAAATATCAATAATTATTAAATTTATTTTACGCAATAATATAAAAAGTACATTTCATTAAAAATATAAATTTTTAAAACATTTTTTTAAAATTAAAATAAATAATAAAAAATGTACTTTTTTTATATTTAAAATAATAAAATATGTTAAATACTTCTAATTTAAATAATTCAAATATAAATTATGAAAAAAAATATTATTTTGTTAAAAAAATTAGTGGTCATTTATTAATAATGAATCAAAATTGTGATTTTTTTTTTTAAATTACATATATTATGGGAATTCTATTATTATAACTGCAGCACCAGGACCACCCATCTCTCCATTTCTTGCATATGGATCTCCGCTAAATCCATATCTTGAACCTTGTCCTCCTGCACCAGGATGATTAGTCCACCAGTAACCACTATTATATGAATACCAACTAATAGGAGCTTCTTCTAATATATCCCAAAATGTTGTACCAGATAAATTTACATTTTTTAAAACAGTAGATATTGCACCACCACATGCACCACCACATCCAGAACTTAATGAAGAACCACCATTTCCACCGCCGTCGCCACCGGAATAAGCACCACCGGAAATACTTGATCTATTACTATCATGACCTTCATAACCACCATAACCTAATATTGTTGTTCCGTTAAATGTAATAATAGTATCCCCTCCTGAACTATTTTGATTACTAACCCATAATCCACCCCAATGCCCTCTTCCTCCTATTGTAATACTAATAGGCACATTTTGTAAATTTGTGCGATTTATTACATATGCCTGACCTCCTGCACCACCACCGCCACCATTTGCTCTTCCTCCACCGCCACCACCACCTAATACAACCATATGAACTTTATATTGAATATCACTAATAGGTAATGTAATAGTACGATATATTATACTACCAGAATTTCTATTACTATAACCTGGCGACGGAGCACTATTATTGAGTTGTTCCCATTCAGCATAATAATTATTATTAACCTTTATAATATCAAAATAATGATTATATGGTCCATAATATGATCCATTAGACGAGTAAGCATATTTATAACCATTATATATACTATACCACTTATCATATAATCCCGTTTGTGATAAATTTTTATAATCATTTAATGATGATATTTCATTATTAAAACTTATATGACCGTATTTAGTCGACAAATAAACTTCCACCTCTTTTTTTTCTTCTAATGTTAATTCTCTATTATAAAATATCATTTCTGCAACTTGCCATTTACTAATTTCATCACTATTACTTTGACTTGTGTAATGACCAAAATTAATTGATAATGTTGGATTAAAACTACCTGATACTGATCGTGGATAAGTTGAATCATATGTATATACATTATCACAATTCATTCCATTAAATCTAGAACTAATTGTTGTTTCAACACCAATTAACCATGTATTATTATCTGATATATGTTTATTTGTTACAGTATGCCACCCTTTTTCTCCATTATGGGATCTACCCGTATGATTATCATGAAATCCCCAACAAGTATTTTGTCCTGTACCAGATCGAGAATCAAAAATTCTTCTATTATATGTAGTATCACTATCGCCTACATACCTTGCTATATAACAAAAAGTATAATTATTAGATTGTAAGGTAAATGGCATAACAAAACCAGAATTTTCATCACCAGATACCACAGTAATTGTATCATCGCCAGATAAACCTTTTGAATTTTTAACAAAATTTTCTAATATTGGTGTACCCCTATATGTAATAATATGATTATTATTATCTGATATATCATTCCATTTTATAATTGTTGATCCACTAAATACTAGAGTTTCAGTATCAGAAGTATAATGTGCTGTTCTATCATTTTCAAATGGTATAGATAAAAATTTAGAAGTAGACCCTTTTAAATCTCCTAGTGATATTTCTCCACTAGTTGGTATATTATCATTTATAGAATTATTTGGTATATATAAACCAGATAAATAAAAATCACTAAATTTTACATTATTAATAGAAATATTATTATTAAATTCTATATCCTCTCTATACACTTTTACTAACTGTGAAAATTTAACATTGTGTTTCATAGGTATATTAGTTGGTCTTACTGGTAATATCTGATTTTTTTCCTTACCATATATATCCCATGAAGATATTGATAATGTATTAAATCCACCAGTTTTATTAACAACTAACGCATAATATGAATACATTTCGTATTTAGTTAATCTTTCATTATCATTAATTTTATAATTTAAAGCAGAATAACTATTATTAGAATTATTATATACATAATTTAAATCTAATCTATTTATACTTTTGTGTATTATTAAATTCCAATTACTATTATCATTTGAACCGTATATTTTAAAATCATGTGGGAAAAGATTTATACTACTATGATTAATACTATCAACTGAAGATTCATTAGACATTGAAATTATAAATCTTGTTAATAATATTTTATATGCTAAACTAATTTTTATCCATTCTCCTTTATAATCACTTACAATATAATTATTTCCTGTATATGTTGCTCTTGATGGAACCTGTGTTAATGATATACCATTATTTACATAAGTGCCATTAGACCATGTTGCAATTTCATTATTGGAATTAAAAGTATTTAATGGTAAAACACTTGTATTTGTTTCAGAAGACCATGTAATTGAATATGAACCATTACCATAAATTTTTTCTTCTACTGTAAATGTTGATGAAATAATATTATTTCTAACAAAATATGGAGGATACAATCTTTCTTCAGAAAATAAAATATATTCAAAATAATTATATGCAGTTATATTATTTTTTAAACTAGTATAAATTAAATCTTCTTCTTTTAGTTCAATATTATTATCTAATTCTATATTATTATCATATTGATCATATAATATCGTCTTCCATGTTGTTTTTTCTATTGTATTATTTAAATCATCATTAATGATATTTTTTTTATTTTTAATTTTAATTATAACTATACCTGAACCACCATTACCACCCGTTGAACCACCGCCACCTCCTCCACCACCTGTATTTGATAAAGCATGTATATCATTTTCGCCACCACCCCCTCCATAACCACCTTTTTCGTGTCTAACATATTGATATTCAGCACCACCACCACCAGAAAACCATATATTATTTCTATAAAATTCACCAATATATAAATTAGGTTCTATCTTAAAATGTTTTTTGAAATTTATGTTATCTTTATAATATAAACCATTTCCACCTTTACCACCATCTGAACTATTTTCTCCCTTTTCACCAGCACCACCACCGCCTCCTCCACGCCATTGAGTACCAACACCGAGACCACCCTCATTACCTTGATTTACAATACCTTGTCCCGCACCTGTTTTATATCGAGTACCACCTCCACCTGAACCACCATTAAAACCACCTTGACCTCCTGAAGTACCAGTTCTGTTATATACATATGTTTGTCCTGTACCCCCGCCGCCACCATAACTAATATATTCATTAAATTCGCTATTATATCCATTGTCACCTCTATCATTAGTATTATTAGCACCACTACCACCATTACCAACTTTTATAACATGTGTTCCGGATTCAATGTGTAAATTTTTATATAATAATAAACCACCAGCGCCACCACCCGAACCAACACTAGCACCTCCACCACCTCCACCAGCAACAATTAAAATATCACATTCAGTAGTTTCACTAAGTGTTAAATTATATTCAGATTGATTTGAACCATTTGTATTAGTTGAATCATATTTATAATATAAAATTTTACTATCGTCAATTTCACAACCATATATATCAAAATCTGCCATTGCTAAAATAGTTGAATCGCCAATTTTATTTACTACTAAAGCAAAATTATTATAAGCTTTAGATGATAATATTTTTTTTTCATAGGCAATATTATTAATATTATTATACGATTCTGTAAAATTCGTATTATCTATTTTTAAATTTTCATTTAGTACAATATCCCAATCAGTACCATTATTACTTCCATATAATCTATAATTTCTTGGTAATCTATTTAAATAAGTAGTATTATATAATATTGCTGAAAATACTATTTTTGTTGGAATAATTTTTATAGGCATTTCAATTGATACCCAGTCACCTTTATAATTATCTCCTGCTAAATCTTCATTGCCATTATATTGTCCTTGTGCTATTATTGGTATAATATATACTTCATGTGATATACTACTATCGGATTCGAAACCAAATTCTGTATTATTATTTAATGTAATTTCTTTCCATTCTGTTGTAGAATCGATATCATTCCATGAAGATGATGACGATGCTCTATATCTTAAATGAATATCTGTTTTATTTTGATCTGATTTCCATCTTATTATTATACCAGCAGGATTATTTACAGAATATATAACATCACCATTTACATGATTAATATATGGAGAATTTGCTAAATTTCTATCATTTGTAAATATTGCATCCCAAAAACCTAAAAGCCTACTTAATCTAGCTTCTGATGACATTGGTGCATGAAATATTAAATTATCATCTTTTGTAGCATAATAACTATAATTATTTGCAGCCCAAGTTGCATAATTTTCGGGCGCAGATGTGCCTTTAGCAAATATATAATTGGGGCTATGTGAATTAGTTGAATATTGTGAAGAAAATTTAACAGTATATGTACCATTACCATAATCATTGTCACTAATATGATATGTTTCGGGTGAAAGACCATCTATTTTTTTAAATGAAGTTATTCTAGCATTTGGATGTGGATATAATCTTTCTGAACTTATATTTTGTAATAATTTATCAGTATTCCAATACCATTTTAATGAAGATATACTATCTAAAATAGATTTATTTGAATTTACTAATTCTAATTCAATGAATTTATTTGCTATATTTTCAGTATTTATAATTCTAATACTTTTCGGTTTAGTTTTTATTATTACTATACCTGAACCACCATTTGCGCCATTTCTTTGACTTCCACCACCTCCGCCCCCCCCTCCACCACCAGTATTATTAGTACCTGCTGTTGGTAATCTTCCCTGCTCCCGACCACCATTACCACCACCTGCTCTACCATCACCACCATTTGATCCAGATGTAGGATGATCCCGTGTTCCGCCGCCACCTCCGCCACCATATTCTTTATTCTCACCAGTTATAGAAAATATAAATCCATAACCACCGTGACCTGCTATATTACCAATTCTAGTACCACCATTTGAATTAAGAATTAATTTTTGTATTTCATTATATGTTAATTCTTTATCATAAATTCGTAAATCCTCTATTAATCCATTTGTTGTAGTATTTAATATTATTCCACTTTTAACAAATGTTCCTAAACCAATTAAATTACCAAAAGCAGGTGTACTCCAATATGTCGACGTTGATTTTTCATCATTTAATATACCATTTATATATAATTTTAAATCAGATTTATTTGATATAGCAACTATATGATACCATGTATTAATTTGTATAGAATCATTAGACCATACTTCAACCCAAGTATCACCCACACCTTGTTGTCTTTCTAATTTAATTTTTTGTTGAGTTGTTTCTAAATACAAATTAAATCCACATCTAGGTGATTCCGTGTTATCATATCTAGATAATATACTACAATGTGTAGTTATATCACTTCTATAAAACCATAAACTAATACTCCAAATATTATTATCAAATAATCTTGATAATATATTGCTATTTATAGTATAAATAGCAGAACCAATATCTAATGCTTTATTAATTATACCAGTTTGAAATATTATTGATCCGCTATTTTTAACAATGTATTTATTTTGAATATTATCTAAAAGATTATTATCAAATTTATACCATGATTTTAAATTTATTTTATCACAATCTAATATTGAATAAAAATATCCTCCTCCTCCGCCACCACCATAATTACTATCTGAATTTCCTCCATTACTAGAATATGTACTTAAAACACCTAAATGACGATTATCAGAATTTGGACCAGTAGCACCACCTCCACCTCCCCCACCTTGAGAATTATAAATAATATTATTTATTTTGTAACTATAACTAATAATAGAATCAGCGGGTTCACCACAACTATTTCCACCACCACCACCACCAGCAGTTATATAATTATTAGAATCTAAATATAATCTACTATAATTACCACTATGTCCTGCTTCATAATTTAAATTTGGTCCACCACCAATACCACCTTTACCAACTTTTACATTATATATTCCTTTATTTAATTTAATATCATTAAAATATATTACATCGCCACCACCGCCACCACCACCATATTCACCCCCACCACCTCCACCTCCAACAATTAAAATTTCGCAATCACTTGAACTGGTCAATTCAAAAGTATATTCTGTATGATTATCATCGCTATTATTATGTGTAAATTCATAATATAAGGAATTACTTTCTACATCACCATCAACTATTTTATTAAGGTAATAATCATTTATTGTATTATTAGCATATAAATTATATACTTCATTTTGATCTAATTCTTTATCATAAAATCTTAAATCATCAATTATACCATATGCATTATAATCACTTATAAATCCACCTTCTTTAAAATATGCACCGATGCCAATTTTATTTTCATTAATAGTTCCTACAAAATCAGTTGTAGATGTCCAAGGTGATGAAATTGTTTCAGAATTATCTAATATTCCATTTATATATATTTTACTACCAGTATTATGACATATTACAGCAACATGACACCATTTATTATAATTATTTATAAATGAGAAATTTGTAAGATTAACAGACCACAAATTACTATTATATAATCTCTCAAATTTTAATATACCAGGTGGACTACTTGATGAAGAATATAGACTAATATTAAAACCACCTCTTGGATTACCACCTGAATCATATCTTGCAATAATTCCCATAGATTGCGAAGAATCTAATTCTGTAACCTTAATCCAAAAAGTAATAGTCCATAAATGACTTTCCACTAAATTAACTAATTTAGAACTATCTATAGTAAATTTATTACCATCAGTTTTAAGTCCCTCTTTAAATGTGCCTTCTGGATAAATTTCAGAATCATTTGCTGTTAATATTGAATTGTCAATTTCATCATTTAAATTTCCATCAAATTTAAAGTGTGATATTAAATTATTTGCAATATTTTCTTTTTTAATTTCATTGTGATGTAATTGTTTTTTATTATATTTAATTAATATTATTCCATCGCCTCCTTTTCCACTTGTTCCCGATGAAGCTCTATTTGCCCCTCCACCTCCACCTGTACCATCAATGCCACTTTCTGCTGTTCCACCACTTGCACCAGTACCACCACCACCTTGACCTCCAAGACCTTGGGAACCAGTGCCAGATCCAGATCCTCCTCCTCCTGCAAACCATCCAGAAACACCATATTCGGTACCAAAAATATGAGAGAAATCCATGCCTTGACCACCATTGCCTCCAGTATCACCACTATGTCTTGTACCAGGACCACCTGCACCACCTCCTCCGCCTCCAGAATAACTACCACCTCCCTGTGCACCATTATTACCATATCCACCACTTTCTGATGTAGATTGATTGCCTATGCCACCAGCACTATTATTACCACCACCGCCTCCACCGGAACCACCATTACCAGTAGTATTATTATTACTACTAGACCATCCACCACCTTTACCGCCGCCTTCGGCAATATAGTTAACGGTATTACCGTAACTATCCATTATATCAATTATAGTATTTTCGCCTTTATTTCCACTAACATGATTATTACTTGAAACAGCATCTCCTCCTTTTCCAATAGTTAAATTAGCAGAAGAAATTTTAATATTATTTAAATATATTAAACCACCTGCACCACCAGCACCAGAATCTCTTACAGCACCTGATCCACCTCCACCAATTATTAATACATCACAATCTGTATCGTTTGGAAAAGTAATAGAATATTTAGTATTATCAGTATTTGAAAATTTAATAACTAAATCTGGTGAAACAATTCCATTAACTTCCTTAATTTTTAATATTTGACCAGGTGTATATGTAGTAGTATATGTTTTAAATTGATTTGAAGAACAGCCTTCTTTATAAACATCGTCAATATATAAGTATGTTGAACCACCAACATGTTGATTACCGTAATATACAGAAACAAAATTGTAATCAGAATGTAATGGTAATTCAATATAACCATCACCTGGATGTAAATATAAACCACCTTGATAAAAACTATTAAAATTAGTTTTTGCACCTATACTATTTGCATAAGAAGTCCAACTATATAAAGTATTATATAAACTAAAATCATAAATATATTCTAGAGTAGAATTATAATTAAATCCAATTATATTATAATGTTGAAATTCTTTTTTTATAATACCTGAATACGATAATGATAATATTTTTTTTGGTAAATCATCTGTATATTTAACATATACACCGCCTTCAGCATTACCCAAAGTACCATATATTTGTGAATATATAAAATTTGTATTATAACCCAAATCATTAGTTAATATAGTTGCATCAGTTTCATATATATTATCATGTTTTATAAAATATAATGGTATTTGTGGATCTGGATAAACAGTACCATTATGAATGCCATAGTTTCTATTATAAATTATTTGATCATAATTTGGACCATTAAAATGTGTAGAAGTATTTTCATTGAAACCATCGGGATTATTAGTAGTTTTATACGCATGAGGATAATTAGAATGATAACTATCTGTACCAGAATGTTGACTTGCTTTTTTCATTTCATAATTATTAAAAACGATCCATCTATCTTTATATTTTGGATTAATATAACTATCATGCATAATAAATAAATAAAATTTAACTTTTGAATCATCAAAAGATATAGCCCATTGTGAATTATTATCATTCATATTACCTATTGAAAAATTTTGATTTATAACGGATCCTTCAAAAGTATTGCCAGAATAAAAAGAGGTACTATCAAGTGGTTTGTGTTTAATTTTAATCCAATCACTCATATGAGTAATATTTTCAATATTTTTGTTATAGTAACTAAAACCATTATATATTGTAGGTGAAATATCATTATTATATTCGATTAATTTAGTATTAAAATTTGTTTTAATATTAATTAAATTAGTTCTATCATTATTATTAAAATTATTAATATTTGTAAATTCGATTTCATCAATATTTAAATCATAGTTAATAGTATTAGATATACCTTCTAATTTAATTTTTTTTATATAACTTGTCATTAATTAATAATTTTAAGGTTCTATTTATATATTATTATATATAAATAGAATAGAATGAGTAATTATTATAAAGTAATTGACGGATTAGAATATGATTCTGCATTATTAGAAGAGGCAGAAAATTGTGTAAAAGGACAGGGAGATGGTAGAATATCAAAAAATGATGCTGATAAATTAATATTAAAAATAATTGACAGATCAAAAATAACAGAAATAGAATATAGAACTATATTTTATATATTAGAAAAATATAAATTTACAGATGAGGGATTAAAATATTTTGCGAGTAAATTACAAAAAAAATGATAATTAAATTTATTTAAATATAAATTAATTTAAAGAATTTAAATGAATAATAGTGATAAATCATTTTTAAAAGAGTATCATAATTGCCATAATAATCGTATGACTAATATATATATGAAAGATGCTATTAATTTATCAAATAATAGTGATGGTGGTCCATTTGGAGCAATAATTGTTAAAGATGAACATATTATAGGAAGAGGAAATAATAAAGTTACAGTAAATAATGATCCTACAGCACATGCTGAAATTGTTGCAATAAGAGATGCATGTAAAAATATAGAAAATTTTTCATTAAAAGGTGCAACAATATATACAAGTTGCGAACCATGTCCGATGTGTTTATCTGCAATATATTGGGCGAGAATAGATAAAATATATTATGCAAATACTAGAGAAGATGCTGCAAATATAGGATTTGATGATAAAGAAATATATGAAGAAATAAATAAAAAAATAAATGAAAGAAAAATTAAAATGATAAAAATAGAAAATACAGATGCTAATAAAACATTTTTAAATTGGAAAAATAATTCAGAAAAAATTCATTATTAAGTATTATTATTATCATATAGAATAAAATATTTATTAGGATGTGGTAATTTATTTTGAAAAATATTGTAAACATAATCAGTTCGAATAAATGAGATAGTTGATAATATATCAATTAAATTTATATAATAATTTCTATTATATAATTTATTAATCGTTATATATTTTATTATTAATAAAAGATTTAAATTAGTTTTGTTCTGCTAACCATTTTTGAATATGATCTTGATCTTCAGTATCAATAGCGGAAATATTAGGTGATACAAATTTATCATAATCGTGATTATGATAATAAGAATCAATATTTTGAATATGTTCTAAATTATGAATATTATCATTCATACGATCTATATCATTACAATCATTTTTATGAAAAAAATTCATATTATTATTATAGATTTCTTTAGTTATTAAAATATCATTTGTACTATATATTTCCCAATTTTGTAAAGTATTATAAATAATATCACTATCAATAATATCAAATAAAGAGTAATATCTAACATTAATAATATTATTAACAATATCATGATTATATTTTAAAATAGATATGGTTAAAATTGTTGCTAAATCAGTTCGACTAATAGTATCAGAATCAGCATCTTTATAGAAAGTACAATTAATAGGATTAATATTATTTAATTTTTTTTTTAAATAATTTTTATTATTATTAGTATCTATAGATTCTATTATAATATTAAATAATTTATCAATATTTTTAAAATTATTTAAACAATTAGTATTGGGATACATTTTAGTAATATGATATTTTAATAAATCATAATTACTATTTATAATATAGTTATTAACATCAAGTTTATTATATTTAACTTTAATATTATTAAGATAATAATTTAAATATAATTTTTGTAAAATTCGATGAATAGTTAAAAGATATGATAAAATATAATTTAGTGTATATTTATTTTTTTGAAAAATACAATAAACTTTATGTTCTTTTTTTAATTTATTACAATTATGAGTATGATTAAATGTTTTATGATATTTATTATTTAAAAAACAGTCAATAAAATAATTAATATCATGATTACCAACATTATTAATATATTGATTATTTTTAATAAATTTTAAGAAGGAATTCATTAAAAAAAAATATCTTTCAAATAAAAGTTTATTATTTTCAATATATTCATGGTTATTCCATAAATTTTTTAATTTATACATTAAAAGATCAAAAAAGACATGTATCTTTTGTTTATTATTATCAAATATAAAAACATTAGAATTATCAATACACATAATTTTATTGAAAGTTTTTAAATTGAATGAGGGTAATATAAAATTATTATTAATCCAAAATAATATAAGATAAACATATATATTAATATAATTAAATAATGTTTTGCATTTTTTTTCAGTAATATTTATATTAAAATTATTAATATATGAATTATTAAAATTTAATATAAAATCATATAAATCATCTTTTTGCGAAGGTTGAAAATAAAAATTGTCTATTTTAATATAAGTGTTAAAGGAAATATTAGTTGAATTTAAATCATTTGATATATCGGATTTTATTTGATTTAATTGATATTTAGTTAATTTTGTATTAATTGAAATAGTTTTTTTTAATTTTTCATTATATATTTCATAACCATAAACTGGTTTATTAGTACCGATATTGTTCCAAACTAATCCAATTTCATTATAATTATTATTAATATATTTTGAAAGTTTATTTAATAATAAAGAATTATTTTTAATATTACATGATTCATCGCAAAAATATTTATCAATATTTTTTAAATTTTTTTTATTATTAAATAATTTTTCAAACATTTTTGTTAAAACATTTTTTTTTTTAATAGTACCAGCATAATATATATTATTATTATTAGAATCTAAATTTTTTTGAATATTTTTAATAACCATTATATTATTATTAAGTTTATCTATTAATAAAATATATTATAATAAGTTAATAGAATGAATACGGAAGTTAAACCTGATGAATGGATATTAGAAAATAGAATAGGTTTTAATAAAAATATATACAATACGTTTAATAGAAAAAATTATAAAGATTTAAATAAAAAAGAGAGTTGTAAATGTGATGAAGAAAAATGTGATATAGATATAAAAACGGTTAGTTTATTTCCTCATCAAAGAATTTTAAGAGATTATATTCAATTTGATAGTCCATATAGAGGTATATTAGCATATCATGAATTAGGTTCGGGAAAATCAGCAGCATCAATTGCGGCAGCAGAAGGATTTATAGGAAAAAGACAAATATATGTATTGACACCTGCATCATTAGCAAAAAATTATGAGAATGAATTAATGAAAATATCAACAATTGGTTTAAATATGAAAAAATCATGGTCTTTATTAAAAATAAAAGGGATGGGGAAATCAAAAAAGTTAATAGAAAAATTAAATGATTATGGTATAAATACAAAATTTATAAAAAAAGATAATTTAGTATGGATACCTTTATATAATAATGATATGGATGATGATGTTGATATCATACAAAAAAATATTAATTATAATTCAATAACAAAACAAGATAAACAAAAAATAGATGAAACAATATTACATATAATACGGAATAGATATACATTTATAAGTTATAATGGACTAACACAAAAAATGATATCTGATATGGGTAAAAAAATGTTCGATAATTCATTTGTAATAGTTGACGAAATACATAATTTTATAAGTAGAATAGTAAATGGTTCAAAATTAGCAAGAGCAGTTTATAATAATTTAATGAAAGCCGAAAATTGTAAAATGGTATTATTATCTGGAACACCAATTATAAATAATCCATATGAGATTGCTACATTAATAAATTTAATAAGAGGTCCAATGAAAATAAATAATTTAAAATTATTGACAACATCTAAAGAACCAACAATAGAATTAATAAAAAAAAAAATAAAAAGTACAGAATATGAAAAATATATAGATTATTTATTTTTCAAAAATTCTGTATTATCAATAGCATTATTACCTGAAGGATATATGAGAAAAAATAAAGGAATAGAAATTGAAAAGAAGGAATGGAAAATAACAGAAAGTAAATTAATTAGTAATATAAAGGATTTATTAAATGATAAAGAAATTAAATTTGGTGCAAAAATAGGAGAGGAATATTATTATGCTTTACCAAATGAAACAGATGAATTTAATAAATTATTTATAGATAATACAAATGATGAAAAACCAGAAATTAAAAATATAGATTTATTTCAAAGACGTATATTAGGTACTGTTAGTTATTATAGAACATCGGGTAGTGAATTTTTTCCAGAATTATATCCAATTAATATTAAATATTTAAATATGACTAATCATCAATTGAGTATATATGATGAAGTACGAACAAAAGAAAGAGCAATTGATGAAGGAAATAAATTTAAGAGGAAAGGAGTTTTAGATGAAAAAAATTCAGTATATAGAGCATTTAGTAGAATGGTATGTAATTTTGCATTTCCAACAGAAATAAAAAGAACTTTTCCGCAAGATATAAGAAAAATATTAAAAAAAGAATTGGATATACATGAAGAAGAAGATAAAAATGAAGAAAAAATGGATATTAAAACAGTTGTAGCACAACAATATGAAGAATCATTAACAAAAGCATTAAGTGAATTAGAAACAAGTGATTATTTATCAAAAGAAAATTTAAAGAAAAAGTATAGTCCGAAATATTATGAGATGTTAAATGATATTGAAACATCTCCAGGATCAGTATTAATATATTCACAATTTAGATCAGTAGAAGGATTGGGAATATTTATAAAAACTTTAGATAAACAAGAATACAAACAAATATCATTAATAAAAACGGAACAAGGATATGAATTTGAAAATTTATCAGTTTTTGATGAAAAATATGATAGTAAGAGATATATAATTTTTAGTAATGATCGTGAAAAAACGAATCAATTGATGCATTTATTTAATGGTGATTACAAACAATTAGATCAAAATTTATTTAATTCATTGCCTGATAGAATTAAAAATGATTCTAAATATCAATTATATGGTAAATTAATTAAAACAATGATGATTACACAATCTGGTGCTGAAGGTATATCACTTAAAAATGTAAGAAGAGTTTTAGTAATGGAATATTTTTGGAATTCAGTAAGAATAAATCAAGTAATTGGAAGAGCTGTTAGAACATGTTCTCATGAATTATTACCAAAAAGTGAAAGAAATGTAGAAGTATTTTGTTATTTAATGAAATTAACTAAACAGCAATTAGATAAGAATTTTACAATAAAAAGTTTGGATAAAGGAATAACAACAGACGAACATATATATAATATAGCATCTTCAAAAGAAAATTTAATAAATCAATTTTTAAAATTATTAAAAGCCGCCTCATTTGATTGTATTATAAATTCTAATCAAAATAAACCTTT